TTTGAAGCTACAGACATTTTCGGCTTTGATGCTGAACATGCTAGTGAAGATGCCGACGATAAAATGAATAGCAAGCCTATAATTCAATTTGACCTAGAGCTTATGATGGAATTTTTAGGCAGAAAGACTGTCGGTAATTACGAACCATCAAAACCTTTTGTCAATGAAATCATCTGGGGAAAACATCCTCGTGGAGCCACAGTTCCCGGTGCTGTAAAATTAGAAGTCGATACTGGTCTTACTTTTTACATAAAGAAAATGGGAGTGGACAAAATTGGAGAACCAAGATGGGTCACAAAGAGAATGTTCCAGTTAAATCGCAATGGATACGGCGGTCTGGAAGACTCAGTTGCAGAAGAGGTTCATGAACACATCCTCAGAGCATTCGACAGCAACATCGACGCCCCAACAGAAGGCTACACCGACTTAGATAACCTTGTGACGCACATCTACAACAAGATGAAAAGAACATCAAAGAACATCTTCATCCCTGTTGGAATCAAAAAGATGCAAGAGCACGCTTATGTGATCTCGTTTGAAGTTCGTGGTCACGGCGTAGAAGCTCAAGACCAGAAGAGAGTTGAGCAAAATCAAACTGTCATTTCCTACGATCAAGAGCAGGGAACAATCAGGATTTTCAACTACAATATTGAATCGCCAATGAGCGGACACAAATGGGAGATCATGGAGAACGATCTCGACCTATACTTCTTCCCAACCCAAGACAGAGAAGAAATCAGTGAATGCCTTGCGGTTCACATGAAATATTATTGATCGATCCATTCTCGGGCGTCGGTTGTCACTTCTTTGTTTGCAAAACTTGCAATACGATCCAGAGCATCTGGTTTGAATATCTCGTCAAAAGTCAAAGCCAATTTTTGGCCTTTGTATCTCACAAGGTTTTCGACCTTCTGATCCACATGTTGACGAACATAAGGAAGCCAGTTGACTTTGTTCCCTACGGACTTTGTTAAGCTCTGAGCAATCTCCCAAGGGCTTCTGACACATTCAATAACTTTGTGATTGACTTCAGCCTTGTCTAATCGTTCTGTAACGATAGGAAGCATCATGCACAATCTTGGATCTTTCATGCCCCAGATATCTTGAGTTGATTTTCTATCTTGGATGTAACGATTGTATCTCTCTTCATGATCCTCTCCTTCGAGAAAGGCTTTATGAAGGTCTTTGAATTGTACATCTTCCCAATATCCTCGGGGATTGTTAGCATTGGGTTGATCAAATTTGTAACCCATAAACACTCCGAGATGGTGAAGCATACCAGCGACAGCACTGGTGCCACATCTGTAACATCCCACGACAAGAATGCAAGTAGACATCAAACAATCCACCAAACGCCGACACTAACGGCCAGCCAAAAAACAATTATAGATATCATCTAAAAACCTTCTTCAAGCCAATTTGATTTTTCTTCAAATGGCGGCAATGTATCACTCAAATAATGATTCAAAAACACTCTAAGTTGATCTAGTTCTATTGTGAAATAAATTTCATAAGGACTAACATCGCCAATTGACGGATAAGAAGTGTCCCAGCAGCAAATACATCCTCGCACTGGAGTTGTTTGGCATAACAACACCTCTTCCACGACACGGCTTCTTATAAGCCCATAAAGTTCAGGTGCTTTTATTGATCTAAATTCTGATCCATAAAGATCATTTTCTGCACCGGACAAAATTGTTGGATGAGTGACTGGCACCACAAAGGCAGGCACACGCTTGTCTTCAAGTTTCCAAATAGACTGATAATCTGATACGTCGTTGCTGTATCTTCTACGATATGTTTCAATGCTTGTAGAAACCGAATCAAGTTGTTGTTGGCTAAATGTACTCGTGAGTGTACTCATACTTGAAGTAATCCTTTACTTCGTCTGTGATTTTTTGTCGGAACAGTATCGGGTCAAAAGAACATGAATCTGAGAACTCCTCAATGTTACATGCTTGATCTACGAATGGAGACAAGACTATGTAAAATTTGGAGACTTTTTCGGTCATCGTCCAAAACTTAAAGATGCCACTTTCGAAAAAATTTGAAATCTTCTCTTGAGTTGGATCGCCTTCGCATCTTTCATACAGAAACTTTTTAGTTCTGTCAATCTCGATTATCACTTTGATATCTGTATTTGCAACGGAAGGTGCTGGTGGCTCGGAACTTACATCTGTATCTTTATTCTTACACCATCTCTCAAACATCATCCATCTCATCCAAGCTCCATCTCCACAAATTGAATTTGGTTCAACCCGAACTGACCCATCATGTTTAAGATAATTCAACTTTAAGATCGAAAGATTGGCAACAATGTATCTTTTGTATTGATGTGGTTCCAGCAACCCCCGAGTTTCTCGACGGAGCTTCCAACAATGCTTAAACAACAGGGACTTCCGTGGATCACTTCTTTTTGGTAAAGTGTTTCTTCTGAACTCACCACCGAAATTCTTGAATCCTTTGAAAAGTCTCAAAAATTGGGTTTCGTAAATGCAAGCCAGACTAAAGGTTTCAGATTCGGCATTTGTCATATTCCATTGAAAAATGGCATCTGTTCTCACGGGATTTTGTTCCATGTAGTATTTACCGATTGATAGTCAAGACCTTCCCATCTTACAGAAAAAATTCAATGCGCCAAGCCCATTTTTCTGTAAGAGGTATTGCAGTAAGTAAAGAAATATGCTAAACTTCCTGATAACTGAAATACACAGGTAAGGAGAAACCAATTCTCCCTCAGAATTTTCTCTGGCTAAGGTAAACGCCTAGATTGAGTTTTGATGTAAAAAACCATGGGAGCCGGGTAGGTCTTACTGGCAACCTGCACAAGACGAAGGATCTTGTGTTGTCTCGGGCCGAGGTGTGCCTTAAATCCCTCACCACTGATGCTATGGATTGTTGTGTGGCTTAAAAAGCGACTTGGTGGTAGTCACAACAAGGGATTAGGTTAGCAGGCCATATATTCGAAGTTTACCATTGACGCAGCCGGGAGAGGGTTGTGATCAAGTGCATCTTAGGTATTTTTTGTACCTTTCGATGTTCAAGGTAAATGCTGCGCTTCGAGTCACCCCTTATTACTTTTTGACTTAAAGTTGTAGTAATTACTTTTACTTAGATCATTAACCATAGCATCCCTTATGCGCCGACATTTCGACAAAGGTTTTTTGGAAAGAGAGATAGGCGCATTTGAGTGTTTCGGTTAGTATCGGGACATGAACATGTACGACACATCATGGCAATTAGCGGATCTCCTCGAAGGTCAAAAATCGATCTTCATGAGGACCGAGCCAGAGGTGCCGGATTTTACAGATCGTTCATCATTTAGGATTTTGGTGTGGAGCTTGAAACAAAAGTTAGAAATCGAAGTAGACTCAAATAACATTGCATCTGTGATGAGTTTATTTAACGGAACTCTCTTTAACAAAGATCGAGTTGACCGTCTTTATGTTTGGGGCATAAAATCTCTTTACACATATCTCAGGGCATTCAATCCAAAATTTGTAAAGCCGACTGTGAACATCCTTGATCTCAAGATCATAGAAAGTTTTCAGGGAGTAAGAAAAAATCGCCCAGAAAATGCAGTTGAGGCCATAAATAGGATGAAGCTTGCAGTCCAGCACAAAAACTGGCAGAAGCTTTACACGACGATTCACTTACCGTTGGCTCTCCGGGTACTACCCGCAATAGAGACAACTCCATTACTTGATGAAATATCAAGGAAACCTGTATATCCTTACTATGAAATCGAAGGACAGACAAATGGGCGTTTGAATTGTCTTAAGAAATATTCCAATAGTTATCTGCCCCACAACATGGGACCAGATGTAAGAGAATCATTGAAACCAAAAGGGGACGATAAGCGTCTTTGTACTGCTGACTTTAAGTCATGTGAAGTTGCGGTTTTACAATGGTTGTCTGGAGATGAACAAATTAAGAAAATCTTAGACTCTGGTGAAGACCTTCACCGAGCAATTTATGAAATTGTCACTGGAGATAAATGTGACACAGATAAGAAAAGAAACATATCAAAGAAGATGTTCCTTCCGGTGATGTATGGATGCGGACCTAAAGGACTCGCTGCAAACCTCGACGTGGGTGAGTCCGTAGGGGCAGAGTTATTCCAAAGGATTAGAAGCAACTTCCCTACGGCCACTCATTTTATGCTTGAAAAACAAAGAGATGCCAAGCATGGAGTGGTTACAGATTACTTTGGTAGACCAAGAAAGTTCCCAGAAGGAGAAGCATATCGATTCAGAAATACATTCGTGCAAGCCGTGGCCGCAACCGTCTGTCAGGAAAAGCTAATTGCTTTATGGAAATCCCTTGATGGTGAGACGGCACGGCTTGCTTTTTCTATACATGATGGTTACGGCATTGTCTGTGACATCCCCACCGCTAAACAAACATATCAAACAGTAAAAGATACCTTGGAAAGCGAATCGGTGCTGTGCCCCGGTTTGTCTATGAAAGTGGCAATTAAGTTCGGGCTTAAGTTGTCGAATATGATAACATTATGGAAATGACCCCTTTCAGGAGGAAAATTGAAAAAATTGAAAAAGAAGAAAACCTTAGAAACAATTGTAAGCAAGTTTCCAATCACGGAAGAAGAGTATGCTGTTTTGGATAAGAAGTTTGGAAATTTGGCCCACTATGCTGCGTGGCAACTGAAGAAGAAAAATTCACAGAACAATCACACCAACGACCCAGATGATGATGTTCAGGAGATGCGAATAGCTTTAATGAGAGCAGGAAGCTATTACAAAAGGCAAACTTACATTGAAGCTTGCTTTGAAGCCATGAACAATCACGCTAAAGAAAAGTTCATTAAGAAGCTTCTTACAGAGCTTGAACAACTTTGGATTGATCGCCGTCGTCATGGTGCTAACCGTCAAAAATTTGGCGAGTTTCAAGAAGTTATCTTAGACCGGCTGGTCAAGAAGCATGTCCCCAAAAAAGATCGACCTGATCGATCAGCGAGTCTCAGATTCGATGTTAAGTTTTGTACTTATGCAAAACAAATTTTGTGGAACAGCCAGAAGAGTTTAGGAAAGAAGATAACTCGTGAGAAAAGTTGGCGAACTGGTCTTGTTAGTTTAAGTGAATTTGATTACCTTGGAGTAGCTGTGTAGTATGCACGGCGACATTTTTGCACCAGCCCCGTATAGCACTTGTTATACGGGGCTTTTTCTTTAAGACCAAAAGTTTCTTATTCTTGACCTTGGCACAATCTGTAATTATCTGTAAGATCATTTCTCCAACCAGATTAAGAATCTTACAAAAGAAGGATTGCTTAAAGGAGCGAAAAGTGAAGAAACTAAAATTTCGGACAAGTCAAGAAAACTTTGATGCGATTACAAATCAGGGCGAGTTGTATGCTTCAATACCTGATGGGTATGAAGAGAAAGCTGTCTTGATGGCAAAAAACATCAAGAAGAAGTATATGCCTAAGTTTTCCAATCGGGAAACGGAATTCATGGTAAAGATGGAGGCTGTTGGAGACCCTGAAAGAGTAATGCCAATGATGATGGCAATTCTAAGCGTGACTAAAACAGGTTTAGAATCGGTTATTGACAAGTTGCAAAAGGGTAACTTTGGACATTCTAATTACACCATATCTGACATGGTGGAATTTGGTATGTGGAGTGATTTTGATGAAAGTCATTGCTCAGATTACGAGTCTGGAGTATTGACAGGAAAAGAAAAGAACATCCCTAAGATATCAGGACTTATTAGTCTTATGTTTCATGGCAGTAGATTGCCGGAACATATCATGCGACAACATCCTTGGCTTCGCAGTTGCAGCAAAGAGTGCTTCCTTGAGTGTGCTGATGTCCCAATGCGGCATTTACTTCAAAAGACTCGTGCTTATTACAACGGAAGCAGAACTTCTTGCCGGGGTCTTATACTACAAAAGTATTATTCAGATGGCCTAACACGTATGGGAGTGAAGTGGAAGGAAAGGGCTATTCGCAAGGGCAGTCGAACATGGGATCATGTGATTGATAACCCTTTTTTGGCTGTGGAGATTTCTTACCCGGATTCCACAGGAAGTAGTATTACTGGCAAGACAGCCCATCTAACAGGAGATATTGAAAAACAAGATTTCATCTCTGTGTTTGTAGGGGGCGGAACTGGCTGGGCTTTAAGACCGGGAGATTGTGAGCGGATCGCCAATTCGTTTAATATGTGTTTCGGCCCATCGAAAGAAGAAACCTTGGCCTTCTTCTGTTTTGTGGTTAAAGATGTATTGAAGAAAAGAATCTCTAAGAATAAGATACGTCAAATCATGGAAGAGGTGCTAGATGAGGCTCAACAGAATATTACAAGGTGATTGTCTTGAAAAAATGGCAGACATCCCTGATGACACTTTTGATATGTCATTTGCTGATCCTCCCTTTAATTTAGACAAGGGATATGATTCCTACAAGGACTCAAAGAAAGAGGACAAGTATTTCGATTGGTGTTCTGATTGGATGGGGGAGATGGTAAGGATCACCAAGCCATCTGGTAGTATTTTCTTGCACAACATACCAAAGTGGTTGGTGCAATATACTTGTCACTTGGCGGATTTGGCAACTTTCAAGAACTGGATTTCTTGGGATGCGCCGACATCCCCAATGGGTAACACGCTTCAGCCTGCTCATTATGGAATTTTGTATTATGTGAAAGACGAATCACAATGCAAATTTTATGAAATGAGATACCCTCATAAAAGATGTAGGGATAAGAAGGACTGCAATTTGTTAACGAAAGATTATGGTGGCAAGAAACATACCATCCATCCTTTCGGACCTTTAGTCAGCGACGTGTGGACTGATATCCATAGATGCAAGCATGACAGGTACAAAGACAAACATCCTTGTCAGCTTCCAGTTCATTTAATGGAACGACTTGTCTTATTTTGTACAGATGAAGGCGACAGTGTTTTCGATCCATTTGCAGGAACGGGAACAACCTTGATAGCTGCTCGACGTTTGGGTCGCAAATATCTTGGCATTGAATTGTCAGAACAGTATGCTAAGATAGCTGCTGACAAATTGGCGTTTGAGAAGACTCCTTCTAAGCTTAATGACATTTGGGTAAGTTGCTATTTGAATAGAATTCACACAGCAAGAGAATCAGATATTTCTGAGGGAAGACCCAAGCAGTTCAAAGAAGGTTGGAAAGAGCTTTTTACTAATTGGCCAGACACGGACGATAAGAGAAGAGACCTAAACACGTCTGATTTGGCCTTCACAAAGGAAGTCAAGAATAAGATTTCCAAACTTTGTAGACCAAAGAAAAAGGTACAAGAAGATGAAAAGTGAAACGATCAATGTGCATGGCAAGAAGTTTAAGTTGGCCCATGATGTGGTTGACTTGGGATCTCTGATTCCTCAAGCAACTAACCCACGTCATGGAGTTCATTTGGTTGGCGGCAAGCCTCTCACGTTGTCTCAAATCAAAAAACTTCACAGTGAAGACCCTTTGATACTCCCGCTGTTGAACAGCGTTAAAAAAAATGGAGGAATTTTAGAGCCTTTGGTGGTGGAGAAAAAGGTCGGCAAGAACTTAACACGTGAAGGCAACCGAAGACTCTTTGTCTTGTATATTCTTGAATCTCAATTTCCGGGTAAATTTAACAAAGTTCCTGTTAAATTTTTCCCTGACAACATGGATGAGAATCATCGAGCAGATTACATTGGCACTATTCACAGCAAAGAGGTGGGCAGGAAGCACTGGGGCTCTTTTGCTGAATGGAAGTTTATGTTTGATGAGCAGAAGAGAAGAAAGCTCACAGACAAACAGATGATGGAACTGAAGGACATGGACGAGGAAAAGTTCATGATTGGCAAAGCGAGTGTGGCTTTGATGTGCGAGTATATCGTGACGGAGAAGACGCATGAAATCACCGGCCCATGGTCTCATATTTATGAGATTGTAAAAGCGGCGAGACAAGCTTTCCCGAAGTTCATGAAAGACCCCAAGAACAAAGAGAAGAAAGCACTTATTTTCAAGGCAATCAAAGGCAGGAAGCTTAAGAACCCAATTCAAGCTCGTAAAATTTTGGGAATTCTTAAGAACACGCAAGCTTTGAAGATTTTGGCTAGTCATGGAATCGAACAGGCGTTGAGTTACAAAAACGATGCCGCTAGGCCCGGAGATTCATCTTTCGGTCACATGGAGAAGCTGCGACTTTCAATTACTTCGAAGCCTAAGCAGTTTGAGAAGCGATGCAATGGCTTGAGTGATAAAGATGAACAGGAGTTGATAGAGCTTCTGTCAACGCTTTCTGATGTTCTCAAAAAGACAGGGAACAAGAGGATACTTAAAGCTGCTGGAATGTAAGTCCCCAAAATTAAAGAAAAAGCCCGGTTATGCCGGGCTTTTTATATTGATACATTACATAGTTTAGACTAGAACTCTTTAACAAGTCGGTGATGGCTTAAGGTATACTCTTTATGACCAACTATGTAATTGTTTGGACGCAGCGTGGGAACTCGAAAGATAATGTTCTTTTGGTTCTAAAAGACAAACCAGAGTGGCAAAAAGGGAAGTTAAATCTTCCCGGTGGCAAGGTTGAAGATGATGAATCTCCTCTTAAAGCAGCAGTAAGAGAGCTTAAAGAAGAAACTGGATACGATTCAATTCTTCCTGTAAGAAGCATGGGAATCGTGCAAGACGGCACCAGCATGATTCATTGTGTCAAAGCTGTGATCATGGACAATGATGCTCCCTCTCCAAGAGAAGAGGAGACACAAGAAGTTCTGTGGACTCCATGGTACAAAGCAGAGCAGGATTCACGTCTTATACCAAACTTGAGGGTTATTATTCCTTTAATGATGACAGGAGTTTCCGGTTGGGCAATTGGCGATACCTATAAAGGAAGCGGCAAAAAACGCCATACCATTAAGATAAGTTTGCCGACAAGAGAAATTTGATAATAAGAAGCATGGGCGCATCTTAAAGTTTATGGTATAAAGCTTGGATAACAAGATTACATAAAAGATAAAAGGAAGTGTGCCCAATGGACGATATGTTTGAAGACCCAACTTTAGCTGACCCAGATGCAGAATCAGAAATCAAATACTCATGGGACGAAGATTTCCAGAGACACGTTATTTCCCTTCTTCTGTTAGACCGACAATTCATCTTGCAATCTCTTGATTTGGTTAAGCCAAATTACTTTACAAACAAAGCTCATCAAAAAGCTTGTGCTGTAACATTTAAGTTTTTCAAAGAGCATCGGATTCTTCCGAACAAAACATTTTTGATTCAAGAGATTAAAGATGATTTGAAAGACAACAAATCTCTTGACTATTACTTGTCAGAGATTGGTCTTCTTTATGATTACTTTCAGCCCGGTCTTGATGCTAGAGATTATCTTCAAAACAAGATTGTCTACTTTGCCAAAATACAAGCTATCAAAGCCGCCTTCAAAGAGTCACTAGCGAAGATAGACAAAGCTCCTGAAAATGAAAATACATGGGGTGAAGTTTATGAATTGATGCGGAAGTCGATGGAGACCAATGAGAACTTTGATCTTGGTCTTGATTACTTCAATACCATCAAAGACCGCTACGAGCAGATGGAAGATGATAAAGAAGAAAGAGCAAAATTTGTATTGGGTTTGATGGGGATCGACACTGAAATTAGTGCTGGCGGATACATTAAAGGAGAGATGGTTTCTTTCGTTGGTGGATCAGGTGTTGGAAAGTCGGTTATGCTTTGTTGCCTTACTGCAACGAATGTGTTACGTGGTAAGAACGGCGTGTACATCACCTTGGAATTAGCGGCAGAAAAAGTAGCAGATAGAATGGACGCAATCCTTACTGGATTTCCCATTCAATCTCTTTCATCTCATAGAGACGATATCTTTTCAAAGCTAACTGAATTGGAAGGTGTTGAATATAAAGAAGATGGGTTGGGCTCTTTGGTGATTAAGCAATTCCCTGCTCAAACCTGTACGGTGAATACAGTCAGGTCATATTTGTCCCAGCTTCGATTTCATGGTTTTGAACCAGATTTTGTTGTCTTGGATTACATTGGTGAAATGAAAGACCTTCCGGGAATGAAAACTTATGAGTCTCGGGAGAAGACTGTTAGTGAGCTTCGAGGAATGGCGACAGAGGAAAATGTATTCTTGGCTACAGCCATGCAGCCAAATAGAGGCTCCAGAGAGACACAGAAGGACGACAGAGGCCGTATTGAGGAAGAACACTTGGCAGACTCCTTTGGACAGATCAGGCCGTTAGACGGCTGTTTCTCGTTGAACCAGAATGATGTAGAGAAATTACTGGGAATTGGCCGTTGTTACGTCATTAAACAACGAGATGGTCGAAGTCGATATATGATTCGCTTGCGCTTTGACCTTGAAAGCCTTAAAATATCAGAAATATCTCAAGACAAATACTTGGATATACTTAACAGTCACAAGCAGTCTGTTGAAGGCGATGTTGTGATTGATCACATGGGTTCGGTCAAAGTTACAGAAGAAGACAAAGTTGAGGCGGTTATGAACCGTGGCACAGGGTGGGCACCCGGCCAAGGAGAGACCGACACAATCGGCGATGATAGCAAAGACCAAGACCCTCAATAACGATAACAAAAGAAACAGAGGTGAATGATGTCAGTAGAAAAATTAGAAATTGGGACAAGTTCGGTTGTTATCGATCCTGCCAATTTAACATTTAGTGAAGCCACTCTAAACAACTACGTTGAGACAGAGGCGGCTTATTACGACAATTTTGGTGCGTACTTAGCTCTTGCTGAGAAGAACTTGCAAATTAGAGATATCGAGCATGAGAAGCTTTTCCATTCTCGATACATTGAAGCCAAGGATGTCGGCGGCACTGAAAAATACTGTGAAGCCAAGGCAAAAGTTGATCCTGATGTTGTTGCTCTTAAAGAGCGATGCGTAGAGGCTAAATACATGGTGACACGTCTTAAGCAACATCTCAAAGCTTGGGATAAAAACCACGACAATGCCCAAAGCTTGGGACACATGCTTCGTAAAGCAATGGACAAGCTAAACTCTGCCATAATGGGGAAAGCTGGATATGGGGATTATGTTCCCAGTGATGATCTCATTGAGGAAACATGTCCTGCTGCAACTGTTACAGAAGTTGAGGTAGACGATGATTTGCAATTTGCAGCAGACGATTTAGGAATTTCCGACTTGGTATGAAATCATTAGACCTAATTATTGAGCTTCGCAATAAAAATTTTTCCAACAAAGAAATTTGTAGAAGGCTAAATGAAAAATCTATTCCAGCACCATTAGGAAAACCGGAATGGAACTATAGGCTTTTGGCGGAATTTGAAGCTGAAGACATACACCGAAGGCTTGCTAAAATTTCTGGACCATTGCATGAGAAGCATTCAGGGATATCTGACGATACTCTTTATGGTTCTTTTCATTACGATAAATTCAATTACACCAAATGTTGGAGAGACACTCTTCAAAGGTTTGATCAGTTTTGTATTCCTAAAGACCTATCGGGGAAAACTGTTTTAGACATAGGCAGCAACACTGGGGCGATGAGCTTTGAGTTTGCTAGAAGAGGCGCAAAAGTAACAGGGTTGGAATACAACAGAGAGAGAGTCTCTGTTTGTAATGAACTTCGTGATTATCTTGAAGTCGATGCAGAGTTTCATCATGTTGATCTTAATCTCAGCATTCCAGATTCCATAAGTTGTCAAGAGTATGACATTGTTTGTTGTTGTGCGGTAGACGCTTATGTTGATGACCAAGCTGTTCTTTATAAGTTTGTGTCAGACATGGCCAAAGATACTTGTTATTTTGAATCAAATCATCCAAGTGCTGTGAGCAAAAATATCACAAAAGAAGTTGAAGATGTCAAGAAGCATTTTCGTTCAAGTTTTGAAAAAGTTGTTTTCATAGGTCAAAATGGACAAAGAAGAGTTTTCGTGTTTTCTAATTCAGATTTGTCTTTTGGAAAAAGCGGAACAGCTTTGGTAGAAGGATATCACGAAAGAAAATATTTCTGTCACGATGAATGGCAGATGGTAAAAGATTGTTATGAGAAGGTGTCAGACATTGAACAGTGCGTCCCAATGGATTTTTCAAGAGTAGGTTGGGTTAAATCTAAACACATTCAAGGAAGATTATTAAAGAAGATGATAGAATTGATAGGAGATGAGTCAATTTGGATTGCTGATCCCAAATTAAAAGAAAGTGTGAAAAAACAAACAATTTCTTTTATTCATAGTCTTATCGAAAGAGGCGTGTCTCATAGAGATATTCATACAGGCAATATGATTGTGGATGAATATGGGAAATTGTTTGTTATAGATTGGGAGTGGGTTGTTTTTGATGAAAACATGTATGACATAACAGGAACAGGAGAAACTCCCAATGGTGTAAGACAAACTCTTTTTTCTATGCCTTGCGGAGACAAACTAAATACTGTTGCACATGTTTTAGGAATCACAAAAGAAGACTTCCGTGATAAATACTCTCATGAAGAACCATTGGATTGAACAGTATAGAAAAAAGAAGTCTAAATTTTGGACAACAGAATTTGCAAAAAATGGAATTTTTGTATTAAAACCACGAATATCAGGTGTGTCTTTGGGTCAAAGTTATTGCAAGATTCTTTTCGTAGATTCAATGTTCGCTCTTCAAGACAATGAGTTGATGGACTTTCTTAACATTTGTCATCAACAAGGCATGTCTGGGATGTATGCCAGATTAAGATGTTTCAGGGGTCTTGAGTCTCCTACAGAATTAGAAAACTATGAGTTAACTGATCTGTCTTATTCTCAGTTGGGAATGGGAGTTAAACCAGACGACATTAAGTTTGAGTTTTCTTACAAGAACAAAAATCATCATGTGTTGTAAAATTAAAGTACGGATGGCATATATAACTTACCGTCCGTTGCTGTAAACCATGATGGTTGAGACTAACTTCGATGATGTCGCATCCAGAGTTTACGGCGAGTCAATGACTTACGAAGGTTTTTGATGATACCCATAGAGGAGTCAAAGAACGTGTCACACTCGTTGGTGTAACAACCATTAGGGAGCCGTAAATCTTTGTTGGATAACGGTTCCCTTTTTTTGTAGATGGATGTCGCTATACATCCACTCTGAAGAGTTGCAAATTTTAGGATCGGGCGAGCTAAGAATTTTGTAATGTTCCCACGCACTGTTGGTGCCGGTATTCAATCGAATGAAATGATATCCGGGGCACTCCATAGTGAATTTAGCAAACCAACCTGTTTGATTTAAGTTCCACGTGTGTATGGGAATCCATCCTTCTTCTTTAGTTATAATGGAAACAACAAGACCTTGTTCGTCGAACCCATCTAATGGAATTCCGTTACAACCTTCTAAGAGCTTTGTTTGAAAATCAAAATTAGGCGGCAATCCAAAAAATCCAGCACAACAATTATTGTTCATACCATTTGGTTGGTATTGATCTTTATGAACAAAAAGAAGAAGACCTTAAAATACCTGTCCTATGCTATTATAACATATGACATAATCAAACTCAGGATAGACTTTAGGGAGCAATCTTGTGGACTCACTGAGACATTCCCAGCCAGCTTCACTGACATTTCCCATTGTCCATCTGATTAAAGGTTTCATTGGTATTAGTTATGATAAATAAAAAAACATTTGAAGTGCGATCCAGAGGGTATGCTCAGGAGTTTAAGTCGGACAAACCGTGGGCTGCAATTAGCGTGACCACAGAACCACCATGGCCTGATCTATTAGAGGAAAATAGAGTTGGTTTATTGCAGTTGGAATTTATGGACGCTGAGTTCATAAGGCCGACAAGCAAATGGAGCAATGGGCTGTCTATCTTTAATGAAGATCATGCAATGCAAATTTTGGAATTTGTTTCTGATATGTGGGACAAAGCTGAAGTTTTCATGGCTCATTGTGATGCAGGACAATCTCGGTCTCCAGCAATTGCTGCTGCAATTGAAAATATTTACTATGGTTCTGGAGCAGATCAGCATTGGTTTAACACAAAAACTCCTAATATGCTTGTTTACAGAAAAATATTAGATGTGGAACATGAAAAAAATTCAGATTCTCCAGAAGAATCATAAAGCATGTACTATGTTTAAGGCAGATGGTTACTGCGGCTAAAGCGGGATATGGAAGTCCCCGAACAACCTCCATCTAAGGAAGAGTGTCAGAGATTTCGATCTTTGACACTCTTTTCTTTTATGGACTATGTAAAACTCCAAGACAATTTAGATAAAGCACTGATTGGTCCTCAACAGTTGCTTTCTGGCACAAAGGTTCTTACAGAAGCCTCTCGTGAATCTCCTGCATATTTGGATAGAAGACATTTTCCATTTTGGTATCATCTAGGCAAACAACTGCCTGATATCGATAGAGTGATGCAAGTTGGTCCATATTTAGGATTAGTTGGTTCATGTCTTCTTCAAAGCTGTTCTGTTGCTGAATGGCATGTGTGTAGCGGCGGGGCCTATGAAATCACCAAGTCAAATATAAGGCTTCATTCCCCAAAAACAGAGACAAAATTTGTTTCTCCAGAAGAGTGTGGTGAGATTGGGCTGGCTTTAATCACAGAAAACTGTGATCTTACACACGACCCTATCACAGAACTCTTTAATCTATTGTGGGATTGTCTAGCTCCAGAAGGATTATTAGTTTGTGACTATATAAATTCTGACGCTCAAGGAGAGGCTTTTGAGGACTTCTGTAGGGTGAAGAATAGAGAGTCTCACACATTCAAAACAAGGTATGGCGTCGGAATCATAGAGAGGTAACTTATGGGATATGAAATAAACTACAAATATCATCCACGTCTTGAAGAAGGCGTTGGATATAATCACGAAGTGGAAGAAGTTAGGAAAGTCAAAGTTGGGAAACCATTTGACGACACTCCTCTTGAGAAATGTGCAGCAGCAATAACTGCACAACTTGCAAGAAGAGACATCTGGGTTATTGATGTTGATGTGTATGAACTTGTTAAGAAGCAAATCAGTTTCAAAGAATCAAAAGATGGAAAAGGGATAGTCTTAAAGAACAAACGATTCACCTTGGGTGCCACTGCGGAATTGATTGCTGAAGACTTGATAGAAGTTCCAATGGTAGCACCAGTAGTCGCTTCTACGGCTCTAGTACCAGCAGCCGCAGCACCAGTTCAAAGTAACTTGGAGCCGCATGAGATGATTACAGCACCGACAACTCAAGGTACAGATAATTTGTACTCCAATCCAAATCAAGCGGCTGTTAGAAGAAGCATTGATCCAAGAAACATCGATAAAACAAAAGCTCTTTATCAGGTGTATTACGAACCTTATGTAAGTCAAGCAGAGGCTAAGTCACTTAAGCTTCGCTTTACTGAAGATACAAGGTATAATGTTCATCAAGTAATCCCGTCTGCTACTGGGAAGTTAGATGCTCAGCAAATTGCTTTAACAGACGATACTGGTCAGGTTGTCGTCTTAGATGAGAAGTTCTTCACTTCAGCAGGGAGGGGACTTGTCGGCGATGCCGAAGTCGGGTTTTCGGAGCCAAGATCAGCAAGAAGAAATAAAAACAAACTCATGTATGACGGAGAGCTTACAACCGGAGGGCAAGAGTTGGCTTCGTCGGGTGCTGCGGTGGGTGACATTCCGGTAGATGATGGACATATACCGGAAGACTTGTTAGTCACTCCAGATTTAAGACCGGGGAGAGCAGTAAGATAATGAAAACTGCAAATACTATTTTTCACATGTTGTGTTTTTCAAAGAATCCGCTGCCTTGGTATCTTAAGGCCCTTAAGATGGTTTTATTTGTTTGTTTATGGTCGATAGAAGAAGCATGTTTTTTGTATCGATGGATAAAAAGGAAGATGAGAATATGAAAGATTCCATAGACGCAGCCGACGCAAATTTTAGGACATAAATTTAAGGATAAAGAAAATGACATCACAGGCACAAAGAAAGTTAAAGAAAAAGAAGACTAAGGAAAGAGATGCCAAGAAAAGAGTTTTGGCACGGCGGGAAGCATTAAGAGTACCGCTTCGTGAAGAGAAGGCCGAAGCTCGACGCAACAAACGGCAAGACAAGTTCATAAAGGAAGTTGCGTCACTCGACAATAATTTTCAGTTCTTCACTGAAGAGCAGTTGGCAAATCTTGATGAATCTACGTTAACTCAACTTGAAGAGAACTGTAAGGTGCTTCGTGGTCTTGAACATGAGTTCGAGAAGGAAGTTGAAGCGAAGCTTCAATTGAACGAAGAGCTTGAAGATGACGGGCATTTTTCTCTTCAAGAGAAACTTAAAGCCATGTCTGAAAAGACCATTACTCAGCAGAAAAATATCGCTGACCAACAAGATGTAGGAACTGGTGGAGTGGCTGACTGTAAGATGGCTGTTGCTAAAGCAAAATCAGTTAAGAAAAAGTCAGACACGGCAGAAATTGCTTTAGTTAAAGCAAATGAGGACTCTTCTGAAATTGCTGATTCCCCAGAGGTGTCGCTTTCTAAGGTCGTTGAAGAAATTTCTTAAACTTCTGCTAAAGTCCATTGACCCTTGTTACGAAAAGTAGTATAAGACACTTATCAATACTGTGAATTGGTCACAGCTACTTTAACAAACGAGGAGAGTACGATGGCAGAATTTGGAAGTTTGAATTTGGAAGAGATGGCTGGCGAAGACACTCGGCTTAGCACATCAGGTGGCGGGAATAACTTTCTCGACCAGTTTGTGCCAATGCCCGATGTTAAGCCGGGACAAAGCGGATCGGTATCAATCCGAATCCTTCCTCCGCAAAAAGGTGGCCGATTGTTTCAATACAATCGAGTACACACAATGAATGGTCGAAAGGTGCATTGCCCTCGACCTCTAGCCAACGGCAAGTGGGATCGCCAAGTTGCATGTCCCATTTGCGACTATTACAGTGGACTGTGGCGTCAATCTGATAAGCTTGACAAAGCTGGTCATGGTGCTGAAGCTGACAAGCTGAAGGACGAAGCCAGAGACATCAAGCCCGTCGAGCGTTACTATTACAACGCTATCGTTCGAAGCTTGACACTCGATGGTGAGACCAAAACAAATGTTGGTCCACGAATTCTGTCGGTCGGAAAGATTCTTCACAAGATGATCATCCGAGCAATTGTCGGTGACGACAATGACGCTGACTCCAAGCTCGGTAACATCACCGACTTGAAGAATGGATACGACTTCGTAATTCGCAAGGAAGTTACTCCCGGCGAAGGATTCCCGAAGTACGACCGTTCTGCGTTTGCTCGTGCCACAACGGTAACGGGTGATCCAGCGGAAATCAAAGCTTGGGTCGAATCTCTTCATGACTTGACCAAGCTTCGTAATCCAAAGGATTTGGACGTTCTTGAAAAAGAACTTGCAATCCATCGTGGATTGATCGCTGACGAAAACGAAGGCTTCAATACTGAAGAGTTTGATGCCAAGTGGAAGCAAGCAGCAAGCGACGAAGTTAATGAACTGATGGAGCACACTCCGGGCGGCGTTGCCGTTCCTGCGGATGTTCCAGCAGCAACTTCGGAAGCAGCAACTTCGGAAGCCACAGCAGCTTCGACTACCACAGAGACTCCAGAGGCACCTGCCGAGGATCTCAACATCGAGGACGATGACTTCCTCGCACAGTTGGACGAAATCAACAAGTAGGAATAGCCTCTTGTTAATGTAAAGGGGCAGTGGTAACACTGCCCCTTTTTTCTTTTCACGAAGATGTAATTCATGAAGGGACAAAGATGACTTAAGAAGACTGAGTAGGGAGTTTGATGAGATGGCTAAGGCTAAAAAGAAAGAAGTAGACAAGGCGGCACTTTTCGCCAAGATAGCTGCTGATACAGGTGGCGACGTAATCGGTAATTTAGACCCGATTCGATTTTTTATTGATACAGGCAATCTTGCCTTCAATTACACATGCTCTGGTAAATTCATCGGTGGTGGAATTCCATCAGGTCGAATTACTGAAATGTACGGAGCATCTTCTTCGGGCAAATCTCTTTTTGCCGCCAACATTCTTCATGGATGTCAAATGATGGATGGTTGGACGATATTGTTGGACTGCGAAAATGCAGCCAACAATGAGTTCATGGAGAGAGTCAGCGGCATTGACTCAAAGAGATTACTGCGACACACTCCTCCGACTCTGGAGAAAGTCTTCCGCACAGTTCACACTGTTACCAAACAGATTCGTGATGCGGAAGAGGCTAATGGTTTGGAACGCAAGCCGATCACTTTTGTTTACGACTCAATTACTGTCTCGCCGTGTGAGCGTGAGTTGAAAGAAAATGATCTGCCCATGGACCATACTGATGCTGACTGGAAAAGAGTTGTAGGTCGCAAAGAGCAGCCCGGCGAGCGTGCCAAAATTTGTGGAGCAGAGTTGCGTAAGATCACTCCACTTTTGGAAAAACAGGATGTCACGCTTGTTATTCTTAATCAGGTTCGAGAGAAGATCGGAGTGATGTACGGATCACCTGAAACAACAGGTGGTGGCGGAAAAGCTCTTGAATTCTATGCTTCTTTGCGACTAAGATTGGCTGCAAAGAAGAAGATCGAAAACAAGGCACTTGATATGTTCTCTGGCATCAATATGCAAGTTAAGAATGTCAAGAACCGAACCTTCCGACCCTTTGTAGTTTCTGAAGATATCAAACTGTATTTTGATAATGGCATTGATCCACTCAGTGGAGTTCTGTCTTGTTTGCGACAAGATGGAAGAATTATTTTGAGTGGACAGGGCAATTACAAAGTTGCAGATGAGTATCTTCCAGACAATCAAACGGAATACAAGTTTAGGGCAAAGAAAGTAGACAACACGGTTAAACCAGAAGTTCTCTACGATTGCCCAAAGCTTGTTGACTGTGAGACAACAGAGGAAGTTAAAGAATATCTGAGTCACTTTACTACTGGCATGGCAGCTTCGGCCAGTGGAGACTTTGAAGAGACCGATGTTTCTTTCGATGCGGATGGCAATCCGGTAACGGCTTAAAAGCCTAGCGGAGCTTCATAGGGCAAGTGGTCAGGACTTTCCTCCACTTGCCCTTCTTCGTTTAGCCACTCCATGATTTGATCATCGGAGAGTTCTGAGAAATATCGATCTCGAACTGTATCATGATCATATTCTTCGACGACAATTAAGGTGCCGTCTTCTAGTCTTATTGTTACCGGTGTGGAGTTTATGATCAACTCATGTTCTGGTTGATCATGAGTTTGAAATAGATTGTTTAGGTAGCAACTGATTCTTTCAAACAATATTCCCCCGCACCGATTTTTTCGAAGGCGTGTCCTTCTCTTGTTAGTGCTTTTCTTATAGTTGCCATGTGATTACACAAACAGGCGTCAGTTACATTATAGTTCTTGTATTTTAGTTTTAGTTCTTTAAGAGACAGGGAATTTCCGCTTAGCAAACGACGTTGAATGAATTTGCTTATTTTGGATGCGTCTCTAAGAATTGATTTTCTTGTCTTGTTTGTGCATGGATACAATTTTTCGACACTTGTGTATTCTGGGTTTTCATCATATTGAGGGTCACATATAGCATTCGCTAAAGATTTGAGTTCCATTCGCTTTCCTTTAGCAATGACTTTGTGAATCTCAGCGTTGAATGTTTTGGCGTATTCAATAATTGATGGAAGATGTTTTTCGTATGTAAGGAATTTTCTGTTATCCCTTGTTTTAATAAGAAGGCAGTTTTGCATATCGTTTCTCCTAAATGCAATTGACAGATTCTTTAATTATATCTAAAATTACATGTTATGGATAGCCCTTTATTTAGTTGCCAATCTTACAGAAGATTTGGCGTAGAGATTGAAATAAATACATTAGATGGTTCGGCCCGTAGGCCGGATACTGAAAATGGAGAAATACCTTTAGGTGCTGATGTATTGGCACATATAGTGCATAAAGCCACCAAAGAGAAGGTTGAAATACAATCTTGGGATTATATTCATAATAACGCTGATTGGGTGATTAAGCACGATACAAGCTGTGGTATGGAGATAAATTCCCCTGTTCTAAAGGGGTGGACAGGATTAAAGAAATTAGTCCGAGTTGCAGAAATGATTGGAAAATCATCTTTAGAAGCGGATAGAAGATGTTCTTTACACGTTCATATTAACATTTCTGATTTGTCAAAAGCTCAATTGGCCTCAGTTATTGCTTATTACATCAAGTGTGAGCATGTGTTGTTTGATTCCTTCCCTGATCATAGAAAGAATAACCGATACTGCCAGTTCTTGGGGATGAGCGACATGTTTTCCCATGATTATCTCATAAATGCGGACGACATCATACACAAAGTGTCTAGTACAAAATATTTTTCCTTGAACGCTTATCACTTTATGCGTGGAGGAGGATTCACAGATGATAATTCAAGAAGACTTTCTGTGGAAATTAGGATGGCAGAAAACACAGGTTGCGTAGACCCTTGCTTTATGAAAAATTGGATAAGATTGTTGTTGCATTTTTTTGATGTGACAAAAAATTTACCGGCACCTTATGATTATACAGAGGGAGACCCATGGTCAGGTCTTTTGTGGCTTGATACACGTGATGTTATGGCGTTATTGGGATTTGATAATGAGAGTCATTTGTCAGAGGGTCTTAAACAAGTTCGTAGTTGGTTCATAAACAGATTGAGGGAAAACACGCTTTGTGATTTGCCCGGAATTTGGTCCAAGGCAGGACGTTACAAAAATTGGACTGATATACCAGATACATCCGAGGTGAAAGATGAAGACTATCTCTATGGAAAAAGATACGTTGTCTGATGATAACTCATATATAAATCAGATGACGAAACTATCAAAAACAATTAAAGACATGCGGTCTATGGCGAGTACGCTAATTCCGTACACATACCCTAAAGCTGATTTCAAAGACGAGCAAGACGTTCTTTGCTTAAAGCAGAGAACTGTAACTATTGATGGATATGAAGTCATTCTTTGTTACAGCGATGCTGAATACAAAGAATATATTTTGTCCTCTTTGCAAATACAGCCAGTTCAAGGTCCATTTCTTCCCTTCACCCTTATTTGTAAATTAGGTAAGGAATTTTTTGGATACAAGAATGTTTCTTACATTGAATTTTTCAGAAATAATAAGAAGGTTTATTGTTGGACTATTAAGTCCCGAGAGGGGAGAAGATTATTCCCCGGAAAGAAAACAAAGTCAAGTTCTTATGAAGGATACAAATTTAGAATCCTTCACCCCGGTTCGGTAGATTTGTTTTGATTTGCACTTCCTATTGGATAAATAGAGAAGACGACTCACTTCTTAAAAGCGAGGAAAAAGCAATGAGCAACTCAAGACAAAAACTTCAGTACCTTATGATCAAGCAGTTACTTAAACGGGGCACAGTCGAACTGATTTTGCCAGATGGAGTCACACTTGAAATTGGAATAACACAAGAAGACAAACTTGGCCAAGAAAAAAAAGAAGATGGCTATTGCTATGTTGTCGCATCCCGAGACGGAAAGTCTGTAATGTTAGACTCTTATAATTTAGGCTTGCAGTTTGAGCCAGAAGACAATACAATAATTTATGAAGATGAGATCATCGGAGAAGATGGTCAACTTATTCGTTCATTAGACGTTGTTTAAGAACTTTCAGGCACAAAATGAGTACCGTAAGATTCTTTAAGTTCAAGCTTCCCAGATAAAGACAAGGAGCAAACGTGCGTACCAATAACTACGCCCTCATTTCTAGGCAGGGTGAATTCAATCCACGTTTCAAAATCTTTCTCGTTGACAACAAATTTCGTAACTGATATACGAAGATGATTGGGAGGTGTTTCTACTTGATGAACTACGTTGTACTCGGAGTCACGGGCAAATTCCATGGTCATGCGCATCATTTGCGATTGATCAAGGAACTGTGACCAATTGGCTTGGAGCAATAGCTCCAATTTTTCATTAACGATTAAGTTGCTTACCATAAAGAGGTAACACCGATGAATACTAAAGATTTGAAACTCACTGTATCAGAGTATGTCAATACTCTTTCTGACGAAGAGGCAAGATGGTTGGCCGATAGATTGCATGAAAGGCTATCTGGCGACCTGTCCGACGCATTAAAAATGATGAGTCGGAATAAACGCATGGACGCAGTTCTTTCGCTGGCAGGATCAGGAAACGGATTGTTTGATTTGTGCGATGAGATTACGGAGGTATTGCGGCAAATTTGCAGAAAAAGAGGACTCATAAAAGGCCCCAGAGCGGCTTAAACTAAAACTAAAACCAAAGCTGGGCTTCCTGTCCAGCTTTGGTTGTTTTATAGTACGAAGATGAATACTGAAGTTAAGAGACTTACTGATCAACGTCTTCCATGGCAGAAGGAAGGTTACGTTGATCCTTTCGCTGAGTATGAGCGACTAAAATGTCAAGCATTTGGCGAGATAATTAAAGAGTTATTTCAAACGCTCAAACCCAAAACCCCCAAAGTCAATTGGATAGAGGAAGGATTCTGATATGCAGTATGCAAGCATCGATATTGAGACACTTGGACTTGATCCAGATTACTGTGATGTGATTGAATTTGGGTGTGTTCTTGAAGACACCAAAGAGTTAAAGACTTTGGAAAAGCTTCCCAGCTTTCATTGTTATCTGACAAAGCCAAGGGATCGTTACCAAGGTGAAGTTTATGCAATGTGGATGCACTCCAAGAGCGGCATTTTTGAACGCATTGCAAAACGCACAGAAGGTTACAGTTATATTCCTCATGATCTTTTGGATGAGGTGTTCGCCGAGTGGTTGCAAGATCAAGGTATTGAAGATAAACTGGTTGTGGCCGGAAAGAACTTCCAAGCTTTTGACATGCGATTCTTAAGACGTTTGGGTTTTGGAGTCAAAACTCAGATTCATCACAGAACTCTTGATCCCGGCAGCATGTATTTCGATCCAATGATTGATGATGTTCCTCCCGGTTTGGCAGAGTGTCTTAAACGTGCGGGAGTTGAAAAAACAGTAGAGCACACTGCTGTTGAAGATGCTGTTGATGTTGTTCGTTGCATACGAGCAAAGAGCGGCACACTTTATGAAAAAGTCCGCAACTGGTGTGTTTATGAAAGACTGCAAGACGAAGACCTTGGTTGTGTAGATGTGTTTGATAATGTAGAAGAAGCCAAGGAATATGTCTCTGAGAGAAGACTGATGCCTCTTGGTACAAGTTCTATGTTTACAATTGTGTCTCCTGAAGGACAGATAACTAAATTTTGAGGTTGAAGATGCCCGAAGTAATTAGACTTGAAGACACAAATGATTTAATCCCAACTTCCAAATACAAGTATGGAAGTTGGGATTTTGATACTTTCAACCCTGTCCAAAGCAGGTTGATGGAAACATACGATAGTGATGCAAATATTGCAATCGCTGCGGCCACCAGCGCAGGCAAGACAGTTTGTGCTGAGATGTATATGGCACATGAAGTTCGTGAGCGTGGCGGTAAGACGGTTTATGTAGGACCGCTTAAAGCGTTGGCCAGCGAAAAGGAACAAGACTGGACTGACAAGGCTCATCATTTCCACGACTTGGATATTTCTATTGTTACAGGAGATTATCGATTCACTGGGCAAAGAATCAAAGAGCTTGATCATACAGATATCATTGTTATGACTCCTGAAATGTTGGCGTCCAGATGCAGGAACAGCAGTTCTGATAAAAGTCGCTTTCTTTATGATGTTGGAACGGTTGTGTTTGATGAAAGTCATTTACTTACTGTTCCAAATCGTGGCGATCACATTGAAGTAGCTCTCATGAAACTGGTTGAGATCAATCCGAACATCAGGATTGTGTTGTTGTCAGCCACCATGCCGAATGTACATGAAATTTGTGGGTGGACGTGTAAGCTTACAGGGCGTGATACACATTTTCTGGAATCTGATTATCGGCCTTGTCCTCTCAATGTCCATTATGAAACCTACTACGATGGTGATCGATATTACGATCAGAAAGAGGAAGAGAAAGTAAGCACTGCCATTAACATCATTGAGTATTACATCAAGGATAAGTTTCTTGTGTTTGTACACACGAAGAGAACTGGTCACTTGATGGTTAAGATGTTGGCAAACTATGGAGTCAAAGCTGAATTCCATAACGCCGATCTCAATAAAGACAAAAGACAAAAGCTTGAGAAGAAGTTCAAAGACGACAAAGACTTCAGGGTGATTGTGGCGACATCCACATTGGCATGGGGACTTAACCTTCCTGCTCGTCGTGTCATCGTTACAGGGCTACACAGAGGACTCACACAGGTTGAAAACTACGACATTCAACAAATGGTGGGCCGTGCTGGTCGTCCAAGGTTCGACCCTGTGGGAGATGCTTATATTCTGGTGCCGGAATCAGAGAAGAATGAACAGATCGCAAAGCTCAGAGTGAAATCGCCGATCAAGTCTACTCTTTTGGACTGGGTTGGTAAACCAGATTCACTTGTTGAGGATCGTCATTACAAAACATTAGCGTTTCATGTGGTCAGTGAAGTTCATCGTGGATACATTAAGACAAAAGAACAATTCCACATTTGGTATCGAAAGAGTTTGGCCCACTATCAGGATCATGAGTTTGATGATTCTGTTGTGGATAGAGTTCTGAAAATGCTTGAACAATATCGAGCAATCAAGGTTGAAGATGGCGAATACAAATGCACGGCCCTTGGTACGATTGCATCAATGTTCTACTACAGCCCATTTGATGTCAGTGATTTGAAGAGAAATTTCCACAAGCTGTTTGAAAGCGGGAAACAGAGTGATGACTTTGCTATCGCTATGGCTATGGGAAATGTGGATTCATTTAGATGGAACATTGCCAACAAAGGCGAGAAGCTTGAGATGGATAGGTTTCGATCTAAGATTGAGCAGATGTATGGACAAGGTGCTTTTACAAATGGGTCGATTAAGATGGGATACGCTCATCTGCTTATGCTTCAGGGCAAGTTCAACATCCCAGCTTTTGCTGCTATTCAAGGCGGATTGAAAGTTGATTTAGAAAGAACCATGCAGGTAATCAATTCTATTGATGGCATGGCCAGTGGATGGAACAAGAAGGAGTGGTTCAAGGTTCTGAAGATGAGACTTCAATATGGAGTGCCAGAAAACATGGTATCTCTTTGTCAGATTCCAAATGTCGGACATGTCAGGGCCAATCGTTTGAAGAAGAAAGGCATTCATAAACTTGAAGACTTCTTGTCTTACAGCGAGGGCGACTTGATGAAGTTCATGAAGTGCAGCAAGAAGCTGGCCGAGGAAGCCTTAGAAGGGGCACGATTGATCGAGCTTAAAGAATCCATTGATGTCTAGGTTTGTTCTGCAAATACAAGATGAGAGTGAAGGCCCGTGGTCGTTCACCGGCATGGGAGCAGATGATCTGACGACAATGGGCAGTATCATAAATGCTTATGATCCAGAGGGCACTGTTGCTTTACGTGTGTGGGACAGGCTTCTGGATCAGTCGGTGCTGACAGAAGCTCTGGACCTTATTCGCATGTATGAAAATGGCTGGGAAAATGGCAGGGAAGCTGCGGACACAGTTCCCATAATCGTTGATTGGAAGCAGGATGGATTCTGAGCTAACACCTATTCGCACCTCTATTCAGAACACCTATACCATTCAAGCATTGGGCGCAGATGGCTGGATTCCTATGTACCATTATGAAGAAGGCACACTCGGCAGCGCATTGGAAGATATGGATGTGTTGTCACATTCAGTTTGTCTTGTATACGCACTCAGGCTCATAGAAAAATATGGTGATCCTCCTACAATGATGAACATCATCTCAGAGTATTACCCTGATGACCCTGATGACTATGGCCCAGTGAATGATCCTGTACCATGGGTTGAAGAAGGCTTCTGATCATCTACAAAAAGTTCTGTTGGGCATTCGACTTTAACTATTCCGTCTCCATCGACTTTCTCACCCTTTTCATTTTCGACCCAAAACTTTATTTCTTTAAGATCATCTGTGAAGTTCTCCATAGCCTTAGTGCTCGGATCGAAGTAATCTTCTTCATAAAAGCATGTGTCTGAAGGGTCTACTGGCAAATGCAGACGTTCTCCTTCATGTAAAACCACTACAGAACAGTGGTTTTCTTGAGGGTCATACAACTTACAGTTGTTACAGATCCTCTCAATATGCCCTTTCTTTTTCTTCCCCATTTTGTTACCCTTTATCTTTAAGTTAAGCACACTATTATAGTCTAAGTGATTTATAAAATGATCTGTAGGTATTTGGCGAAAATTCTTTAGCCAAATTCATACATGTAAGAACTGCCACACAGAAAAACATTGGGAGATGAGCAATGGCGATTGAAGCAACAGAAAAGAACTTTGCAGAACACACTCAAGAGGGTGTTGTAATTTTGGATTTCCACGCAGCGTGGTGCGGTCCTTGTCGAATGCTTGGTCCGGTTTTAGAAGAAGTGGAACAAGAGAATGAGGGCGTCAAGGTGATTAAGGTCAATGTTGACGATAATCAAGAGTTGGCAACCAAGTTCAATGTCAGTTCTATTCCAAAACTTGTATTCCTTAATGGTGGAATCAACGTAGGGGAAATGGTGGGCTTGCAAAACAAGGCAGCTATCCAAGAGAAGCTGAAAACTGTTTAATGCCTCGGAGAAATAATGCCTACTTATGAATATGAATGCGATTCAGACAATGACGGTTGTGGTCATGCGTTTGAAGAATTTGCTAAAATGACTGATCCGATTCGACAGAAGTGCCCCGAGTGCGGGAAACTGAAGTTGGTGCGGATTTTTGGAGTTCCGGGTATTATCTTTAAGGGCTCGGGCTGGACACCTAAATTTTCTGAACACCAAGGAGTGTGATATGGCTTTTGTAATCGGAGTGGCGGCACAAGCACAGATGGGTAAAGACACGCTCGCTGATCGCCTTCAAGAGAAGTTGAATGAGAGACTTACAAATAATCGCAATAAAAGTCTTTCTGAATCAGAATGGAATGAGTCAGCTTTTAGTTGGGAGCGTTCCGCATTTGCATCCAATGTTAAAAAGGTTTATGCAGACACTTTTGGAGTGGATCAAGATTTCATAGAAGAGTGGAAGGTGAAGGATGAAATACCTCCCGGTTTTGATATGCCTGTTCGAAAAGGTCTTCAATTTATTGGAGATGGATTCAGGAAGATTAAATCACTGATTTGGGTTGATTTGTGCTTTCGTGACAGCATACCTAAAATCATTTCGGATGTGCGCTATATTAACGAGTTCACTCGTGTAAACAAAGAAGGTGGCTTAAACATACTCATTGGGCGACCTGATATGCTTAATGATGATCCAAATGGATCAGAAGCGATGATTAGGCCCTTTGTAGAATGGTCGTTAAGCAATCTGCCTAACAAATTCAATGTTATGGTAAAGGGGGATTTGGATGCTCTTGATTTAGAGACTCCTCCTGAAAACATGGAATTGTTTGATGTGTTTATTCGCAATGACGGAACAAAAGAAGAATTGTACGATATTGTTGACACTCAGCTTGTGCCGTTTGTTGAAAGTTTCGTGTTTGATTTTCCAGAAAAAGAACAACCGAAGGAGAAGGAATGCCTTATATCAAATTAGAAGAACGTGCAGCACTTGCACAACATTCAAAGGCCGCTTTGTCTTTGATGACAGAAACGAATGACAGTCAATATGTGATTGGCGAATATTTTGGGTTTTTTGTAAATCGTCTTGTTAGACGATTTTTGGGCGATCCAGAGTATGGAGTAAATGCCTTTAACTCTGCCTACTTTACACCTGACAAAAAGAAGGCTTTGCAAAATGCTTCTGATAGCATTGCGGCAAATTTGGCCAGACAACAGCCGATGGAGTCAGCCGGTAGTCTGAATTATTCCATCACATCTCTTTACTGGGGATTGCTGGGGAAGTCTGAAAATATTCCTGAAGCTCGATATGGTTTTAGAGCATATCTTACAGGAATTTTAGACAAGATCAATTCAAATCTTAAAAGCTTAGGCACCGGAAGTCAACGAGATGTCACCATGGGCTATCGGCGTCATCTTGTAATCCGTGGAGTTCTTCTTGATGTTATCCACGAAACACGAACTCAACTACATGATCCTTACGAGGTGCAAAAACAAGTTGAGAACGGAGACATATGGGTTGGAGGTAAATTGAATCTATCAGAGGAGGATTAGTGGGCCTAATCAAGCCAGAGGATATGGTATATGTACCCAAGAGATGGGGGTACGAAATTTGGATTGTCAACAATGAAAGATATTGTGGCAAGAAACTTTTTATCAGGCAAGGCAAGTGGTGTAGTTACCATCATCATAAAGTCAAAGATGAGGTTCTTTACATCGAGTCTGGCCGCATTTGGATGAATGTTTCTGACGAGGTAGATCCAAAATGGATTGATGCGATTGACATGACTCCGGGTTATGCTTTCCATGTTAAGCCAGATCAAAAACATCAAATGCACGCTGTTGAAGATACAATTATTGTTGAGTTCTCAACTCAACATTTTGACGAAGATTCCTACAGAGAAGAAAAGCTTGGAACTAAGTTGGTTCGGGATAACAGACCTGATCCTTTGGAGTACATGAGATGAATTATGTTGAAGCTGTAGATGAGTATGTTTTCCCGACTTCCTATGATAACAAAAGCTTGTTCTTGGCTGGAGGGATCACTGGGTGCTCAGATTGGCAAGCAGAGATGGTCGAGAAGCTCTCAGACACCGATCTGACGCTTCTTAACCCCAGACGCAAGGATTTCCCCATAAATGATCCCAGTGCTGCGAGAGAGCAGATAACATGGGAATGGCATCATTTGCAGTCTGCCAAAGCAATTAGCTTTTGGTTTGCTAAAGAAACAATTCAGCCAATAGTTTTATTTGAACTTGGCAAGTGGTTGTGTCATGGAAAAAGAATTTTCATTGGCATTGATCCTGAGTATCCACGCAGACAAGATGTGGAGATACAAACGGAACTGGAATTAAGGATTGAAATTGCATATAGCATTGATGATTTGGTTGATCAAATAAAAGATTCAAAACTCTAACAGGAATAATAGTAAATGAAGAACTTTCACATGGACATGATTCGGGTTACAGAGGCCGGTGCTATTTGTGCTGCTGAATGGGTTGGACGAGGCAATAAAGAAGAAGCCGATAAAGCGTCTACTGACGCTATGAGAAACAGATTGAACAAGGTGGACTTTGCGGCAGAGATTGCTATTGGCGAAGGAATTAAGGATGAGTCTTATGGCTTGTTCGATGGCGAGAGGGTTGGAAAGAATGCTTATGGCATAATGGAGAACTGCCCTCCTTTGGAGTATTCTATTGCAGTCGATCCCATTGAAGGCACCACGCCAACAGTCAAGGGTGGTTACGAAGCGATGTCTGTAATTTCCATGGGAAAAGTTGGATCACTCTATCAAACTGATTGTTTCTATATGGACAAGATTGCTGTTGGCCCAAAGGTGGCGGCAAGTTCACAGATCGATTTAAGAAATCCTGCCAGTGCAAATGTTGGAATGGTAGCAGCGGCCCTTGGAAAATCTCCTCAACATGTTTGTGTTTGCGTAATGGATCGCCCTCGTACTCAGCCATTGGTCAAAGAGCTTCGTGAAATTGGATGTCGCATCAAGTTTATTTCTGATTGTGATGTAACAGCTTGTATTGCCGCCTGTGTGCCAGATAGTGGTATTGATATGTACTGGAGTATTGGCGGCGCACCTGAAGCTGTGATCGCTGCTTGTGCCATGAAGTGCATGGGCGGATTTTTGCAGTGTCAAGAAGTAGAGAAGAAAACATCGCCTGAAGATGCTACATTTGCCATTGATAGAATGAATCCAGTTGAAAGCTGGCTTCCAGCTAACGACAAGCTTCTTTCATTGGAAGACCTTGCTGCTGGCGAAGTGATGTTTGCGGGAACTGGAATCACAGACGGGAAACTATTGAAGGGTGTTCGGTTCACAGCACGTGGGCCAGTGACGAATTCAATAGCGATGAGATCAGGAAGTCAAACTGTTAGAAGGATGTTTACAGAACATGGGAATTAACCCTTGGTTAGACAAGTTCAACAAAGCAAGAAAACAAGTAAATCGGTTGAGAGTGCGGATTTTTTGTATAACATCCGCAGGAGAACGTAGATATTTTTCACCATCAAAGCCTATTGCTGTTTCTGTTCAGTGGGACGCTAATGAGTTTTTGGCAACTCCGCATATTCAAGGTGTCTGTATTGTTGACGGTGATGTTGTTTTGTGGACAGAGGAGTTTCCAACGATTATTCTAAAAAACTCAGTTTTCAATGTAGATTTTAGTAAAATGAAAATAGAAGCCGAATGGCTTATCGAAGACATGTTGGAAGACATGTTGGAAGACATGTTGGAAGAGGATGACTGTGAATAAAGACGATCTTTACAAAGTCGCATCCGATGCGTATTATTTACGTCCAGAAATGGTCAAGTTCTTATTGATTGAGAACTTGGCCTTAAAGACATTACTGCATGACAAAGGGTTATATACTCCTGAAGAGTTTGGTGAGTACCAACAGCAGGCTGCTGAGACTCTTGAAGATAGAGCCAAACAGCAGATGGCGGAACACCTTAAACTTATGATGGACTCAGGAGAAAAGAAGAATGGACCCACAGACATTTAACTTCGGACTTGCGGTAGGACTATTTGGCATCTATTTTCTTTTAGATGCCATTAACGCTTATTTCACTATCAAAGTTGTTCAAATGGCTCCGTTTCATGCAGCTAGTGCTGGATGTACAATGCACTTCTTTATTGCACTTGGAGTCTTGTCTTATGTAAACAACTTTTGGTACATCATCCCAATGATGGCTGGATCATGGTTAGGGATTTACACTTTGTTGTCTTATCGTAGATATAAAAACAAGAACAACGAAGAAGAGGGTCAGCCGCCTATCTTTTGAGGAAAATGAGGTGGTGGTAACTCATGAAAGATGGGGTCTTGCTCATTACTGAGGTCTCCTCCATCGCCTGTGCCTTCTCCGTTACCTTCACCTTTTGGGCCTTTACCGCCCTTTCCTTTGCCTTTACCGCCCTTGCCATCGCCCTTGCCCTTGCCCTTCATTCCATCCTTTGACATTTCTCCATAGAACTTTCCTCCAGCACCAATCTTCTTTTGTATCTTCATGGCTTGTTCGTGAAGTTCTCTGGTGTATGGCAACTTGTGTAATCGTGGCTCATTGCTTGCTTCTTTATTGTGCAATATTGGTATGCTTGATTTCTCTTTAAGTAGAGGCTCAAGGTCTCTGGCCCAGATTAGAATTTGACCTTCGCTGCCCGTTTTGTTGTTTGGCTCTTCTACAACTATCCATTTGATTTCAAACTTCTGAGGCATTGATTGTTCGGTTGGCCAGCCTTCTAGCCCAGCTAGAGAGTGCCATAGGCTGACGCTAAACAATATTGCAATGGCGACAACTATACCTTTTGCCCACCACCATCCTTTGCTTCCAATGACGATCCAAAGTGTCAATGTTGCTATAATTACAAACGCTGCTGGGATTCCAAATGTATCAATCATTCAATAAATTCTCCGGTGTTGTCGTCAAACCCATCTCCGTCTTCGTCGATAGGTTCGTTATTTCCGTTGTCAAAAGGTTGTGGAGCAGAAAGATTCTGGCCCACAGCCAGTTCTTTTTGAAGATCGTTGATACTTAGAACATCGCCTTCTTTGTCTAGCGTGAATCTAAAAGCCGTTTTCTCATCTCCGTTAGGCCCCAAGATTACCTCTTTAATTGTTATCAGCTTAACAGATGGGTTAAGCTTTTCTATTTTGATTGTAACAGGAGTTTCTTTATCTTTGTCTTTGCGAAGATACATGTGTACGTTGACAGTGTATTCTCCGGGTATGATTCCTCTGATGGTTACAATCTCTCTGTTTTCTTTAACTTCATATGTTGTACCGTCTGGCAAGAAAACTGTATCGTTCTTTGTACCCAGATCATCTCTATCCAAGTGGAGTAATCCTTTTTCACGAGATCGAAAAAACACTAAATTGCCGAGTGGGTCTTCGACATAAGTGTCAACATCGTTATCGGATTCTTCTGGCCATGTAATTGTGATTAAGAATTCAGCCTTGGCTTCGACCTTTTTGTTCTTCTCTATCTTTTTAGCCATCAATAGAAAGGCCAAACAGAATAGGCACATAAATACAGCCAATAAATTAGTAGTCAGGTCTGTTAGGGCCAGACCGCCACCCTCTTTGTGTGTTCTCATTTATTGCTTACCTTTTTTCTAGCATAAGATAAATTGAAATATTGCATCTTAAGTAAAAGACTGGCAATGAGTCCAGTTAAAGTTGTATAGAATGCAACAGAAACTCCTGAGACTAAATTGGATACGAGACCTTGAACTGCGTTAATATCAGCTAGATCAACTCCAACAAATCCTTTAAGCGCATAGATCATTCCGCAAATTGTTCCGATGAAACCAAGAACTTGAAAGCATTCTGCGGCGAACCATCCAATTTCTTCTTGGACTTCTACGTCCATGAGTTTGTTGGGGTCTACATTGCCGCTGCCCCCTATCGTATTGACGCTTCTGCTGGCTGAATAACTCAGCAGGAATGTTTTGATTCCGCACCATAAAGACACGAAAACAAAAAGGCAGAAAATGGTGGGGCTAATAAATGTCCAGTCTTCATTAAGAATTTCTGTGAAGGCACCAAATTGATGTGCGAAGTATCCTGCGATACTTGTGAGACATACGATGACCCACCATCGTAGAAATATTAAGTGTTTGACCATGGAGTACCTGAACTTTCCTAAAAAACAGTTTTAGTTATTATAGTTAGGTTACTGGTCTTTTTGCCTCTTAACTTTAGTCTTGAGCTTTCCCATGCCAACTTCTGTCTGAACTGTGAACAGCCATCCATGGTTGGATGCCCAGTCGTTAGCTGATGCCCATTTTGCCCTATTTTGCTCTTGTTGGGTTTGATTTGCAGGTTTTACCTCCCATATTTCAACACTTCCGTCAATAAAATTAACTCGAATGTCAGGAATATAGTTGTGCCACTTTCCTTGCCAGTAATAAGGAACTTTATAGGGTTCTGCGGCAAATGAAGTAACATCCCTGTCCTGTTCTAATAAGTTGTAGAATTCTTCTTCCATTCCTGATCGGTAATGAATTAGCTTTCCGCTTTTGATTGAATCAAATTCTCCAGTTCTAAATTTTGGCTTTCTAGTCTTTTTCTTTTGTCCACCGGGCTTGAAATCATGCCAAACACCCACTTTTGTTTGTAGGCCACTAGGCATAACTCTGCTTCTGTGCTTGGCTTTGTAGTGCATTTTGAGATCACGCACTGGGGCTTCACAATCTGGACATTTAAGATATTCACGTCCTTCATCGTGTTCCATGAGAATATGCTCTTTGTACTTTGGATAATCTTCATAAGACTTTCCGCACACAAAGCATTGCCATTTTCTCATGGATTTCTTGTCGCCGCCATTGCTGTCTTCAAACAGTCGTGACATTATTCATCCCTGCAATTCACGATGTTCTGAACCATTTGCAATGTTTCTCTCAACTTCGCATCAAGTTCTAGCACGATGATCTCTACAATCTCATAAAGGTCTTTCACTTGACTGTTTCTTGCAGAGTTAGGAAGTGCTCCATCGGACAATGTAAGATAAGCAACAGAATCCTTCTTTACATCAAGAGTGTATGTAAATGTCAAGTTGCCAATTTGAGATTTCGTAATGAAGAGATCCCAAGTGACTGAGCCTTCGACTTTTGTTGATTGGAATTGTGTTCCTCCTAAATGGAGCCACACAAATCCAGCAGCCTTCGTTTGTTCAATGGTTTCACGAACCAGAGATTCATTATAAAGGTCTTGGAGTTCTAATAAGTTCATGTTACCTCTTAGTCATTTCTGCAATTTGCTAGATTGAAAATTAGCTTACTGATATCTTTGGTTTTGAGTTCTTTTTCGTCAAGAACTATTTTTTCAACAATTATATAAAGCTCTTTAACACCAGTGGACCTTAATGATGACGAGGAAGTATTTTGGCCTTGTGTTAGCACTGGGGTTTCTTTAATTGAGTTGTTTAGTATGTTGTCTCTCATTATGTCAAGACTGTATTGGTATCCGCTTCCAGCACCAGTAGTTAGAGTTTTTGTTAAGAACAAATCCCAAACAGTATCAATTTCTACCATTTTAGATTGATAATTTGTTCCATCTATTTTGTCCCATGTTATGGTGGAGTTGCCCGGAGCTTTTGTTTGTTCTATTAACATACGAATTAGAATTTCATCATTTAGAACTTCTAGCTCAATTACGTTAATTGCTTTTTGAGGAACTGTGTCTGTCATTATTCATCCTCATCTTTTTGGGTAAAGTTTGGTGCTTTATCAGGATCATGTTGCAACAAGTTGCTGATATCAATTACTCTCAGACCTCCCATGCCAAACTTTTGAGGGAAAGCTTTATCTCCAAGTCCCTTGGCTTCTTTTTTAAGCTCTTTGACAACCTCTTCTCGTTCCATTACTTTAAGTTCATTCAAGTCCTTATTGTAAAGAATGTGTTGGCTTGGCTCTCCACGAATAGCTTTGCTCATGTTATCTGCTGTGAAACTGGCCTCTTCTTCCCAACCTTTAGGCATTTCATCATCTGGGTTTTTCATCTTGGCAAACGCTATTCTTCCATCTTCGTTAACTGCGAAGATGCTTCCTTCTTTTTTGAAGAAAAGTATGTAGCCGCCTTTATCGATTAAAGACTCTACTTTATCTGTAGAGCTTTCTGTTGTTTTGAACCAATTTCGGAATCCAGTTGCTTTAGTCATTTTTTTGTTACCATATTTGTCAATCATTACTATGGTAATGATGACTTGTCCCTCTTTGATATATAGGAAACAAAATGACAAATGCAAGAAATCGTTACATGAAGAATTATAGGACACGTAGAAAAGAAATGGGGTTGTGTAGAACTTGTGACAATCCCATTTGTGAAAGGTCTACTTGTATGTGTGTTGATTGCCTTGATAGCAACAATAAACTTTCTCGAAAATCATTTAAGAAAATGGACCCCTTAAAGAAAAGGCACGTCAGGCTAAAAAGCAGTGCTTCTTCTAGGGGCATTGAGTGTTTGTCGTTTGATCAGTTTTCTAAGTGGGAAGAGTCTCAAGACAAAAAGTGTGCTTATTGTTCTATTGGAGAGAATATGTTGCGTAAAAGCAAAAGAAGAAGAGTTTTGACAATTGATCGAAGAGATAATTCTAAAGGGTATATTTCGGACAACATGTGTTATTGCTGTAATAGATGCAACATATTAAAAAGCGATTTCTTTACAGAAGGCCAATGGATGGAAATATCTGACAAGTACATTAAACCAAGACTTGATGAATATCATGGGTTTGAGTCATAGATATAGAGACATGGATACTTTTAGACGATTTATGAAATCACAGACTTTCGATATTTCTTTGAAAGAGATCGAAGCTGCTCCTGCTGCGGGCATGGCATCTCCCCCTCAAGGCTCTAGCACTACAAATAAGCATCATTTTGATTCTTTGGAAAGGGAATTGGATATTGATGACATCAAACCTGCACTTGAAGGTGCTCCAGTTACTTTGTATCAATTGCTTAGATTTGACTGGCCTTTTAGAGTGGATTCTCCAATTGAGGTTTCAGTTGAAGAAAAAACTCCAAGTGATGATGGAAAAGGAAATGGGTTTTATGAGGTGACTTACTTCTTGACAAAGATGAATAGACACAAGTTTGTTCATCCATATAAGGATGGAGAAACTCCATTTGCTTATCAGGGAGTCATTGAAGACAAGACAGAGATAATAACCCAAGAAGAATTGTCTAATGGAATGGTGCCGCCTCTTGAGCAAGGTGGCGGTGCAGGCGGTGCTCCACCAATGGGCGGCGATCCAATGGGTGGTGGAATGGGAGGTGCTCCACCAATGGGCGGTGCTCCTCCACCAATGCCCGGAATGATGTAGGAGAATTATGAGATTCAAAGATTTTCTAATTAAAGAAGTTGGCACCAGCACTGGAGATGTTGCTGGATTTCGTCGTATATCAATACCTTTGACTAGACGTATGTGGCCACCTAACATTGCTGCAATGGTTTCGGAGAATCCCCCAGAGACTTCTGGCAAAAAGAAGAAACCTATGATGCAGCCACAAGTCAAAGAGGATTACTGCAAGCCCGGTCGAGTCTCTGGATCATGAACTCCTGTATCTAACTCAATGTCTTGCTCTACTTGATCTGGTGTTCCATAAGGAGTGGCTCCCATATGAGACATAGCTTCGGCTATCCTACGCTCTGCTTTCACCCTTGGGGCACCGTGCTTGAATCTATAGTCATGCCCTGTAGAACCATTGTTCCACCGATCAGTTCCAACAGGGTTTCCAAAAGCAAAGGCACATCCTGACGCTAGTTTGTCTTTGTCTTTTGATTCACAGTGTGGACATTCCACATCTTTATATTCCCCTGTTTCGTCGTACTTGCACAGGTCTTCGTAAGTCTTATCGCAATTTTTGCATTCAAATTCATAAAGTGGCATCGTCTTCTCCTTCATCCTCTTCTTCATGAGACCCAGAAGTTATTTGCATGAGTCTTATGTATATCAGTTCTATCTGTTTCATTTTATAATCAGCACTGCGGAATCTCCAGAAAATACTTTTCTCCGCTACGCCAATTGCTTTGCTCATTACGTCATTAGCTAACTCTGTTTGAGCGAGGTCCATGTGCATGACTTCAAGAAGGTCTTGTTTGTCAATATAAGCAATGGCTTCTGTGTCCTCTTCATACTCTTCGAATGTATCATCTTTGAACTCAAATTCTGGTACATTATCTTCGTCGTCGTTATTAAAGAATCTTTCCATTTTGAACCTCAACTTAGTGCGCTGTAAAGCGAGCACATTTTTTTCCATAATTCGATAACCCTGTTCTCATTGACCGTCATAGCTGTTAAAGCTAATCCAGCCGCATTCGAGAAAGGACATCCTCTGAGTGTATCTATCCACTTTCCACACCCTTTCTTGTAACTTATCAAGCATCTTGTTTCGTTTGTTTCTTTCGCTTCAAAACAAATCGTGGAAGATGCTTTTAATTCACTGTTTTCCAACACGTACTTGTTCATCATATCAGATACGTTGGGGTTCTTTAAGAACCATACGTGATCATCAAATATTTCTGTTTCGGAGTTGAAAGTTTCTGTAATTTTTGGACATAAAGTTTCTGTTGCTAGCACAAGAGGCTCAACAATCATGAGGTTTTCTTTTGACTTGTGTGATCTTTTAATGGAATCCATTTTTCTTAAAATCGGTTGGTCTCCAAATGATTCATGATGAATAACAGGTATATTAACACGTTTTGCCCACTGGTAAAGTTGAAATAACGGTTTTCCATTTCTTATCGAAGTTATGGAAATGTCTGCTTCAGGAAGATTATTGTAAAATGAGTACCACGTTGCAAATGTCTCCCAATCTCTACCGGGTTCTGTGATTATAATCACACAAAGGTTTTTTCCTGTTTCTGTAATCATAACTTAAGATAGTGTTGACAGTCAAAATGATTTACTTTAACATTCATATCGTTAACTTGCGTTAGCGAAGGTCCGGTCCACGGGGGCACCGACTGTATGAACCTGATCGGTTTGGATTTGGATATGCAACTTGAAGATGAGTGAAGAGATCAGGGAAGTGCGATAAGCCCCCTATTTTTTTTTACATTGCTAATCTTTGGAGAGTTTAATGTACTTAATGCAACCTTACGATGACGCTTTGCAAGAAATTCTTGATGATGGCGTTTACAGAACAAACAAAAGGACTGGCATTCGAACCAAATCTATCTTTGGAATGTTGAAGAGGTACAAGCTCAATACAGATTTTTTTCCTATTGCCACTCGCCGCAAGGTCTGGCCCGGTTCGGTGTTTTCAGAACTGATTTGGTTTCTTTCTGGTAGTACCAGCAATGAAGACCTCGAAGAACTCGGATGCAAATTTTGGAAACCGTGGGTGGATGACAGATTCACCACCAAGAATGGGTTTGAGGAAGGTGTGTTCGGTCCAGTTTATGGATTCCAACTGCGACACTTCGGCGGCTCTTACAACAAAGGCATCCACAACTCTTCTTATGGTCGTGGAGGAGTTGATCAACTTAAGTGGGTTGTCGAGCGGATCAAAGAAGACCCCAGTTGTCGTCGCACGCTCTGGACGTTGTGGAATCCACAAGATGTTCCTAAGATGAAGCTGCCGCCGTGTCATATGATGTATCAAGTTCTCGTTGATGACGAGAGGCGTCTAACTGGGATCATGACTCAAAGAAGCTGCGACTTCCCGATTGGAGTTCCGGCGAACATTCAGTTCTATGCAGCGTTGACTGTGATGATTGCTCAACAAACAGGTTGTGTGGCACATGAGTTTGTTCACGAGACGCATGACAGCCACATATACGAAGACCAGCTTGATGCTGTTAAGGAATATTTGTCCTTGCCTGAAATTGATTCTCCAAAGCTGAAGATCAATAAAGCTGAAGACATCTACTCTTACCAGCCTAGTGATTTTGTTCTTACAGATTTCAATCCGGGGCCGAAATTAGAAATACCGGTGGCGGTGTAATGTTTAGAGTTCCTGCAATTAGGTCTTTTTGTTCACAAGCTCAAGCTAGAGCCAAATCAATTGGCACCTTGAATGATTCAATTCGTCAAGGTGCTGGTAATTATGTTGGCTGTCTTTTTGAAGTTGCTCATATGTGTTTGTTTGGTGGGGAAACATCAACCGGCAAAGACATTTATCAATATGACATATTAGATCCCAAGTGGGGAAGGGTTGATTGTAAGTCGAAAGAGAGAACACTTCCAACAGTAGACCCAAACTGGGAGGCTTCGGTTGCCGACCATGCAGGAATGGGTGCGAATCAAGATTGTGACTATTATGCTTTTGGAAGTGTTTCAGTTGATTTTCAAAAGAATCCGACTTGGATATGGTTCATGGGCTATATCCCCAAAGCGGAATATTTCAATGGGAAAGACAATGCAGGAGAGATTCAAGGAGAAGAGTTTGATTCTCGTGGCAGAAAAATCAAGAGATGGAATGATTTAAGAACTGGAGCAGAGTTTCGCAAAGAGGGTCTTCCTTACGATGACAATGGTTTTATTTGTAGTGAAGATTGTTGGAATAGAAAGTACAATTATTTGCATCAATACAATGTTGCAGACATCCCTTATAAAAAGAATCTCGAAAATGTGATTAAACAATCAAAAACCCAAGGTTGGGGTGGGGATTTGAAGCATATATTGAAAGGCGAAAGATGATCAGACTCATTGTAGCTTATGATGAAAATTTCCTAATTGGAAATGGCGATCAGATTCCTTGGAAGCTTCCAGAAGACATGAAGCATTTCAAAGAAACGACTATAGGCAAGTCTGTAATCATGGGTCGTAAGACTTGGGACTCTTTACCGCCCGGTTTCAAGCCATTGCCCAACAGAGTCAATTGTGTTGTCACTCGTCGCAAGATTGAGGTGCCTCTTTACTTTGACCCCAATGATCCCAGTTGGAGCAACAGCCTTGAAAAAGCTGTTGCTGCTTGCCAAAAGACTATGGGAAATGGAGACATTTATATCATTGGCGGAAGTGAAGTTTATCGTCAAGCTTTGGAGTTAAACATAGTTGAAGAAATACTTGCTTCTGAAGTCAAAGGAGTTTATGAAGGAGATGTGTATTTTCCAAATATTCGAGAATTAGGTTGGACTGGATCAGTTGTCAAAGAATTTGATGACTTTTCTCTCGTGAAATACCTAAAAACATAATACCAAAACGGCGAGACGTAGGAGTTCAGGTCTTCACGTCATAACAAGTTTTGTTGTTATTTTAAGCTCGCCGAAGAAATTCGGCGAGCTTTCTCTGTTATATGAGTAATAAATAGTCATGGAGGTGTTTACCATGGCAAGAAAGTCAAAAAGAAAAATTATTGCTCAAGAAGTAGAACAAAAAGAATTCGTAGACCCAACAACGGTTGTGGCTATCGGATGGTTTTCTTTCAAAGCAATTGCTCAGTCGATTATTGGTTGGGTAGGTCTTAAGTGTTTCCTTAAATGGAAAGATAAATGGTCGAATAGAGGAAAGATTGAAGAAAAAACTACAGAGCTTTCTACAGAAGAATCGGCAGCGTCGTCTTGACATACATGTTCTGGGCGATGCGATGGTTGATGAATATTACGAAGTCAAGGTAAATCGCATCAGTCCAGAATTTCCGATGCCGATCATGTTATCTTCTGAAGACAAGCCAATTAAACGTCCCGGTGGTGCTGCCAATGTAGCCTACCAATTTAAGCATTTTAACGCATCTGTGTCTCTTTTTTGTTTTCCAGATGAGAAGGCAGAGAAGGTTTTCAAGGAACACAAAGTAGATCGTTGGGGCTCTTTAGTTGATGTAAGAACGACTCTTCCAGTAAAGAGGAGATTTCTTGATGACGGAATTCAAATTACACGTCATGACATAGAGTCTCCTTTATGTGGTGTTAGCGAAGACATAATAGATTTCTATACAGAATCTTTATGCCAAGAAATTTCCAAGAGAAAAATGAATCCCGATGTTGTGATCTTGTCGGATTACAATAAGGGATTTTTTCATGGAGATGAAGGAAGCATTTTGGGTCAGTATCACAATTCGATAACTATTGTTGATCCCAAAAAAGGTCCACTTCGTAAATGGCGTGGCTGTAGTATTTTTAAGCCAAATGCAAAAGAGGCATTTGATTTAAGTGGAAAAACAAAATGGAAAGAACAAGCTAAGTATTTTCAGAACGAACTTGAGTGTGAATCAGTTGTAATAACTGACGGTGGCAGAAAAGTGTCTGGCGTTCATAAAGATAAGTTCTTTTGTTTCACTCCTGACAAACAAGTAGAAGTAGAAAGTGTCATCGGGGCTGGTGATACTTTTTGTGTATTCTTGGCTATGGCTGTGGGACATGGATTTTCAGTACCAGAAGCATCTGAAATTGCATGGAACGCTGGTGCCGTATATGTCCAGAATAAAATGAATCGACCGATTGTGCCAGCGGAGATATCTGCTAACAACATTGTATGTCCAGAAGATTTGGCGAGTCGAGACTTTAAGCTTGTATTCACCAATGGATGCTTTGATTTATTACACGAAGGCCATCTTCAGACTCTCAGGTTTGCTCGTGAGAAGGGAGACAAGCTTGTAGTGGCTCTGAACTCGGATGAGAGCATCAAGCGTCTTAAAGGGGACGACAGGCCCATTAAACCTCTTGATCAAAGGATGGCAGTGGTAGCCGCTTTAGAGATGGTCGATTTTGTGGTGAGTTTTGAAGAAGATACACCACTTGAGGTTATTAAGAAGATCAAACCAGATGTTTTGGTTAAGGGTGACGGGTATTGCATAGATAATGTAGTCGGGGCAGATGTTGTGTCGGAAGTTTTTATCGCACCTTCCGTGGAAGGTCTTTCTACTACAGGATTTTTGAAATGCAATATAAGAAACTAGAAGGAGAAAAGTTTGGGGAATTGAATGTTTTAGAGTAGATTTTCATGCCTTCTTCTGCGACAACCACAAGAAACTATGGCTCCCGATTTAAGATGTCCAAAGAGTCCGCAGCATAAAATCAGGAAAACTGCGAGCAAAATGGCTTGGTATGGGTTAAAGAAAAATCATTCAAGCAAAAGAGGTGGCAGTCTTTGGAATTCCCTTCCTTACACAGCAAATGATCTTAAGGTACATTTAGAGAGTCAGTTTGAGGGTTGGATGACTTGGGAAATTTATGGTTCTGGGTGGAGCATAGATCATATTAAGCCGCAGTCGAGTTTTTCTTACACATCAATGGAAGATCAACAATTTCAGGAGTGTTGGGAGTTGAAAAACTTACGACCCCTTTCAAATTTAGAAAACTTGAAGAAAGGGTCGAAGTTAATTTAACTTGTGGTTAGTCTTTGACTTTGCAGCAACAGTCTTCGCAGTCGCAAACGTCTTTGCAAGTGCCATCGCAGCAGCAATGACCATCTTCGACGTTACATGTGCATTCATCAACACAGTTGTCGCAACAACTGTCAGACGCACAACCAGCAAATAGACACAAGGCAAAAGCCATTAGAAATGCGGATAGATATCGCATAAATCCTCCTGATATGTTAAGGTTGTAATTATCTATGGAGGGTAGGGGGAAATTTGAGACATGGACAAAAACTTGTAAACAAAGTTCACAAGAAGAAATCAGAAGGAAAATGTTATCTGTGCGGGGAAGAAGATTATGCAGTTTTGGATTGTCATAGAATAATTCCCGGAGAAGATGGAGGAAGATATGTTGAATCAAATGTCCTAGTGACATGCGCTAACTGTCATAGAAAAATACATGATGATCAGATTGTGATCGACCGGAAATATAACACAACTTCAGGAACAACTGTTTTGCATTTTTGGGACGAAGATGGTGAAGAGCAATGGGTTTAGAAGGAAAAGGAGAGTGTGATCATGTAAAAAAGCTTTCAGATTACCCAGAATTAGGAACAAATTTGGATAACGGCGTCACTTTGTGTGAATGTTGTCATAAAAAAACGTATGGCAAAGAAGAGTTGTACGAAGAGAAGTGGGTTTAGAAGGCTAAATACCTTCGTTATGAAATCATTTAAGAACTGGCTAGAAGATGTAGGTGGGAAAAACCTGAACTCCATGGGAGCGGATATGAATCCTACGAATACTGCTCAAGACACAGGCCAAGCCGTTACTGATTTCACTTCAACAAATGCCTCGAATCCTATGATCACTAAGTTGATGGGGGCGGGAAACGGACCACAGCAAAACAGTTTGCTCACAAAGATTTCTTCAAATGTTTTGGACACTCAAAACAACCCCAACAATCTTAAATTTGATCAAGGTGATGTCATGCGTCAACTTTCTCTTCAATTTCTTGGGCAACCAATGAGAGGAATGATGAGACGAATGATGGCTAAAAAGATGGGGAAGAAATGACGTTCAAGGAATTCTTACAGAAAGAGGATCTTCAAGGTCTCTTCGGGAATCCCGTTAAGTCCAATCCGGCCAGAGTGGATCACGCTCTTGATAAAAAGTTTTTTCAACAAGCAGCAATGACTCCTTCCACAAAAAAAAGAGGCGGAAGCGATATCAAGAGAATGTTGGGAGGACAAAAAACAATGTCCAAAGCCGTCATGCCTTCCGGTGATTTACTAACTTCTGTAACTATAAAGCCCAATAAAGCTGGAGAATTCTTTAAGGCACCAAAAAATGGTTCGACTAAGAAAGTAAAATCTCCAATGGGACTTTCTTCAACTTAAAGCATTTTCTTTAATATACCTCTTGTAATGTTTTTCCCTTGGCTGTATACTCCGTGCATATTCAGTCAACTTACAAGGGGATTTGTAAATGGAAAACATTAAAGAAACAACGCCGAGCAGTAACGCTCTTAAACAATATGCTTCGATGTACAATCGTGACGAGTTCCTCACGTTGAATGAGGAGATGAGTTTTGGTGAGTACATTGAACTTTTGAAGAAGAAGCCAAAGTTGGCACGTAATGCTTTTCAATACGTGTACGACACAATCATGTCCAAAGGGACAGAAACTTTCACAAGGCATCGTCGTAAGCACACGAGATACAATTTCTTCAGTGATTCCGATTATCCAATTTTTGGACTTGAAGAAACTTTGATGGACCTTGTTGATTTTATTCATGGTGCTGCTGGGCATTATGGAACAGAGAAGAGAGTTCTTCTTTTACACGGACCTGTTGGTTCGTCTAAATCCACAATTTGTCGTGTATTGAAAAAGGGTCTTGAAGCATACAGTCGAACTGACGAAGGTGCTTGGTACACTTACAAGTGGGTTGATCTTCCCTTTGAAGGACCAGACGGTATTTATAACACTGATAAGTGTGATGCCGCTATGCACGACAGTCCTCTTCGTTTGCTCCCAAGAGAGATGCGAGACGAAGTGCTTAAAGACATCAACACTATCCATGTGGATCAAGCCCCTGATGGAGAAAAGCATTCCGTCTACGAATTGATTTGCGAAGGTGAGCCCAACCCTCGTTGCAAGTTGTTCATGAAAGAGCTTCTTGAAAAGTACGATGGTGATTGGCTTAAGGTTGTTGAGAATCATATTCGTGTTGTGCGTCAGTGTCACTCTGAATCGGATCGTATTGGAATTGGAACATTCCAGCCGAAGGACGAGAAGAACCAAGATAGCACCGAGCTTACCGGAGATATGAACTTCGCTAAGATTGGCCACTTTGGTTCTGACTCCGATCCAAGAGCTTTCAACTTCGATGGAGAGTTTGAAGTTGGAAATCGTGGAGTGGTTGAGTTCATCGAAATGTTGAAGCTCGACAATGCTTTCCTTTATGATCTTCTTGGTGTTTCTCAAGAACACCAGATCAAGCCTAAGAAGTTCGCTCAGATTGTTGTGGATGAGCTTATCATTGCTCACACCAACAACCCTGAGTACGAAAAGCTGAAGGCCAATCAGTTCATGGAAGCTCTACGAGACCGTACTGTTAAAGTAGATGTTCCTTATCTGCTTCGCTGGTCGGATGAGCTTAAAGTTCTGGAACAGGATTATGGTACAGATAAAGTTAAGCAGCACATCATGCCTCATACTCTTGAGATTGCGGCATTCTTCGACATCTTGACACGTCTTGAAGATGACGGTGATGGAAAGCTTGATTTGCGTGACAAAGCTAAGCTTTATGATGGTCGAGCCATCCCCGGTTGGACTGAAGATACCGTTAAAGAGCTTCGTGATAAGTTCACCGAAGAAGGGATGTCATCTGGAGTTTCGGCTCGTTACACGCAAGATAAGATTTCAAACTGTCTTGCACGACACAAGGATTACATCAATGTTTTCCATGTGATGAGCGAAATCAAGAAGGGTTTGAGCATTTCCTCTCTAATTACTAATGTAGAGGATCGTAAGCGATACGAATATTGTGCTGAACTCGCCATTAAGGAACTGGATGAAATCTTGAAGAACGAAGTCCAAAGAGCATTGGTTGCAGACGAAAAAGCAATCGAGAGACTTTGCAACAAATACATTGACAATGTGATTGCTTATGTCAATGCAGAAAAGATGATCCATCCAATCACAGAAGAGTTGATGGACCCTGACGAGCGATTGATGAGAAGCATCGAAGAGAAGAATGGCATCCCAGAACAGGGTTGCGATGACTTCCGACGATCTCTTGCGGCCTTTATTGGAACTCTCGTTCACAGAGGCAAGAAGTTTGCATGGGACTCTAACGAAGAGCTTAAACGAGCTTTAGAGGCCAAGGTCTTTGAAGATGTCAAGGATACAGTCAAGCTGGCTTCTCTTACCAAAGAAGCAGCCGATCTTGATCCTGAGCTTCAAGAGAAGATCGACGCAATCAAAACTCGTCTGATTAAGCAGTACGGTTATAACCAACAGTCTGCTACAGATGTGCTCGATTATGTTTCTTCCATCTTCGCTCGTGGCGATACCTCCGAGTAGGTGACTGAGTGGCGGTGACGGTGGAAGCTCCATAGCTCTGCCGTTACCGCTTTTTTCTTAAAAGGCTTACAAGGAAAAGATCATGCCGAAGCGAATTCAAGAAGACCACAAAAAATTCCGGGATGTAATTTCCGGTAGAACAAGACGTGAGCTAAAACGTCTCATCAGCAATGGTGGGCTTGTTCGTCGTCGTCCAAAGGGCGGCAAGATGACGATTAGCATTCCTCAAATCGATATTCCTCACTTTGTCTTTGGAGACAATGGAGAGGGAGTTGGAAGAGGGCCGGGCAAAGAAGGTGACGTTGTTGGTCGTGATCCACAACCGGGTCAAGGCGAAGGCGGTGCCGGTGAAGACCCCGGTGAAGGCATCAACATTACGATAGACATGGATGATGTTTATCGTTTGATGGAGGAAGATTTAGAGCTTCCTCGAATGAGGCCCAAACCTAATGAAACTTTTGAAAGTGTCAGAATCAGATATAATGACATTTCTAAAGTTGGCTTAAACTCTTTGCGTCATCCTCGACGCACGATGATGGAAGCAATGAAGCGTCTGGCTATGACTGGGCAACTGGATGATCTTCATTATGCGAATAATTCAAAAATTCCAATGAAGATCATTACTCCAATCAATAGTGATTTTAGGTATCGTCAGTTTAAGGAAATAAAGATACCTTCTTCGAATGCTGTCATCTTCTTCGCAAGAGACTGTTCTGGCTCTATGGATGATTACAGATGCGACATCGTTAGCGATATGTCGTGGTGGATTGATTGCTGGATCAGAAGGTTCTACAAGAGAGTTGAGAGATGCTACTTCGTTCATGATACTCGTGCTCAAGAGGTCAACGAAGAAGAATTCTACAGCTATCGATATGGCGGCGGAACAATGTGTTCTTCTGCGTTTCGATCAATTGCTGATCAGCTTGAGAACAGATTCCCGCCATCTAACTTTAATGTCTACATCTTTTACTTCTCTGATGGAGACAACTGGGGTGGAGATAATCAGAAGATGGTTGAAATCATCAAAGAAGAGCTTGGTCCAGACAGGATCAACATGATTGGCATTTCTCAGATTTGCTCTTGGAGATATCAAGATAGCGTTAAGGCGTATATTGATGAATCTCTTAAGAACGGAAAACTCAATAAAGACTATTTGAGAACTGCGGGGATTGGACAAGACGAAGAAGACAACGATAGTGACACTAACTCTTTCGGAGGCAATTGGGGATATTCTCCAGATTTGTCAGAAGAGGATAGAAACTCTCAAATCATTGGTGCCATTAAAAGATTGTTAGCGGCAGATCAATCAGTTGGAGCATCCCTTGATTATGTGGGAGGAGACTGATGGATCAAACCCAAGGGTTTGTCGATCAATCTTTAGCTACTTGTTACAATTACATTCACACAGGAAGATGTAACAAGGCAATACAGATGTTATCTGTAATTAGAAAAATCGATTCAAACAATCCCATGATTTTGAGATTGCTTGATTTGATTCATGCGCCTTGTCGTAGCGAAGAAGAGCCGACTCAAGTTATAGACTTTTTTGGGCAGTATTGGGAAGGTCAGTCCCTTGATGGAAAATCCATAGAGATTTTTTGCGATCAAGGGATGGGCGACACAATCAATATGCTTCGCTATTTGGATGTGATGAAAGAGGCGTGGGATTGCAAAATTGTCTTAAACAATTATGCCTACTATAACGACTTCAAAGAGCTTCTGGAACAAATCCCAGCTATCCATAAATTTACGAACGAACACATCAAGTGTGATTACAACACAAATATATTAAGTATTCCGGCGTTGCTGAATGGACTTAAACATGCTGTTTACTATCCCGTACATTTTCTGAACTTGCTCGACCAGTCGGATATTCCAACACAGTCGGAGTTAGTACCCATGAAGGAGGTGAACCACACTTTGGGGAAACCGAGCGTGGGAATATCGTGGAAGAGCAATTCAGAGAATGTTTTATCACAGAAGAAATCTGTTCCAGATGATCAACATGAAGATTTTTTAGATTGGTGTGACGACTCTGGGGTTTATTTATATGGAATCCATCCTGATGCTATGTGGCATCCGCTTAAAAACTTATCAGATACAGCGAGTGCGATAGCTGAAATGGATGTGATAGTGTCTGTAGACACTGTGGTTCTTCACTTGGCTGGAGCAATGGGCAAACCAACTTTTGGATTGTTGCCATTTGAAGCTGATCCTAGATGGAGCAAGTGTGGCAACAGTGAAGTGATATATGATTTTGGAGAAACCAAGAAATATGAAACTTCTCTCTGGTATCCTTCTGTAAGAATGTTTAGACAAGAAAAAGAAGGAGATTGGAGTCATCCACTCAATAGGATCAAAGAAGAGCTTGCATCTTTATGTGAGATGAAGTAACATAAAGATTCAAGAGTGAGTATATTTAAGGAATTTTAGGATGACTAAATCAAGAATGATGAGCGGCTCTCCCTTGTTGGAGGGTGACAATACAATTCCGGGTCTGAAGATCCACAAAGAAGTAAATGATCTCATTCCTCGCATTCATGAAGAGTGTAAGAAGATGGGGTTGGATTACTATCCAACTATTGTCGAGTTTGTCAGATATGATGAGATGTCTGAGATCGCTAGTTATGGTGGATTCCCAGTGAGATATCCTCATTGGAAGTGGGGTATGGAATACGAACAAATGGCTCAGGGATACGAGCACAATCAGTATCGTATTAGTGAAATGGTCATCAATACCAATCCATGTTACATCTACTGTATGGACTCCAATACGCTTGTCGATAACGTGGATGTAATTTGCCATGCTATCGGGCACAATGATTTCTTTAAGAACAATGTGTTCTTTGAGCCAACTGACAATAACATGATGAATAAGTTGGCTAATCATAGCACTCGTATTAGAAACTACATTGCTCGATGGGGCAGTGAAGTGGTGACTGAATTTATTGATCAATGCTTGAGGGTTGAAACTCTTATTGATTCTCGTATTGCATGGAGAAAAAAGGAGATTGTGAATGTGAATTTGAAAGACGATAGAGAATATCGTTTTCCTAATCGTCTTACGTCAACTCATGGATACATGGATGAGTGGGTTAACCAAAAAGATTTCATTGACGAACAACATGAAGAAATTGAGAAAAAGGAAGCTGCTGATTTCTTAGATATTTATGGAAAGCCTACTCGTAATATCATGGGGTACTTAAAAGATAAAGCTCCAATGAAACCGTGGCAACAAGATATCATTACCATGCTCTATGAAGAGAGTATGTATTTTGCACCACAAAGACAAACTAAGATGATCAATGAAGGCTGGGCTAGTTTTGTAGACTATCATCTCCTTTGCAGAGAGGGATTAGCATCTCTTGGCCAAGAGAATGAAGCAGACGGTATTTGGCATTACGCTGAACACAAGATGCGAGTTCTTGGCGGCAAGTACAGCATGAACCCATACAAGCTTGGATACGAAATTCTTTTGGACATCGAAGATCGATGGAACAAAGGAAAGTTTGGAAGAGAATGGGAAGAGTGCAAGGACATGCAAGAAAAAGAAAACTGGGATAAGAAACTCGGTCTTGGTATGGACAAAGTATTTGACGTTCGTAAGCACTACAATGATTACACGTTGATTAGTGAGTTTTTCACAAGAGAACTTTGTGAGAAGAAAGAGTTCTTTGAATACAGAAAATTCCCTAATGGGGAATGGAAGATAATCAACAGAGATTTTGACTCAATCAAAGCTAACTTGCTTAAGAAGTATCTTAACGGTGGATTGCCTGATATCAGATTAGCTGATCCTAATCATCTGGGAAAAGGTTGGTTCTTCTTGCAACATTATGCAGATGGTAGACCGTTGTATGACAAGTACGTCAGGGAAGTTCTTCCATCTATTTACAGGCTATGGAGAAACGTAGTAGTTATAGCCACGAAGAACATGGATGACGTGGAGTTTGTCTATATTTGTGATGGACCAAATCCAGAGAAAGACATTCACGTAATGGAGCGAGATGATTACGAAAAGGAATTTATCAAATGACAGAAACTAAAAAGTTAAGCCGCAAGGCTAAGAATCGTGCTCAAAAAGAAGCATCTGGTGTCACTAAAAAGAGACCCAGAAGGGTTTCTGCAACACAAAAATTGCGTCGGAAAGAGAATTTGAAAGCAAAGAAAAAGATTGCCGCCGAAAAGCGTGAAGTCCAAATGCTTGAGCATCTTGTCAAAAATGGCTGGACTCGCAGTGGATTAAAGAACGATGTCTGGACTCTTGGAGCTTGGAAAGACGGTTTTGAGGACTGCAAGACCAGTTTGTGTAAAGCTTATAGAATTCAACTGAAGCTTGATAGCGAAGGTTATGAGAGACCACAGGGTATGGATGATGACTTGATGGACAACCTTTAATTCCCGAAGGTGCCCGGACCTTGTTGTTGCTGGTTTTGTCCAGTCTGAGGCACCATGTTTGGATGTTGTTGCATCATTTTAAGATACTCTTCGTCGCCCCCGTCGTTGCCAAGTCCTTCGTCTTCGCCGTCGTCTGGGATTTCGTCTGCCATTTTAATTTGATCCCAGTTTTGTTTAAGATCATCCCACATCTGCTTGAACTTGTTAATCTTGGGGGTATCGGCGTCATCTCCATCAGGAAGACCCATATCCATGTGCTCGATGTCAGAATCTATGGCAAGGATGCGATCTTGTTCTTTTTTTGATTTTGTTTCGATTTCTTGAGAATCGACCTGTGGTTGTAGGTTTGTACGCTTTACTTCGTCAGAAGCAGTGGTACCAGTGTTCTTATTAACCATAGGAGGAGCCATTTCAGGGCTAGCAGCACCTAAACTTGCCTCGTCTTCCATCCATTGTTTGAAGTTTGCCATACTTTATGTATTTCTCTAACTTGATTTTTCTATTATACTGTAGAGACAATTCTAATTTTTGGAGGACACATGGCAAGACAGAGCAAAGATCAAGTTCTTTATGATGCTCACACTCATGCTGTAAATCTTAATTTACGTGACATATATCTTCACAGCTATTATGTTAAAGACGATGAATCCGAGCCGGGCGTGGAGTATAGACAAGCTACCACGTTCATAAAGAATTTGCATATAATGGATCAAGGGGTTGATCCAAAGCCTATTTTGGTACACCTTCATTCTGATGGTGGTTGCTGGAACAACGGAATGGCTATTTTCAATTCTGTACAATTTTCCCGATCCTACATTACGATGTTGTGTTACTCACAAGCGTCTTCAATGAGCGGAATAATCCTTCAGTCCCCTCAGTTAAGAATCATGATGCCAGATTGTCATTTTATGATGCACCATGGATCAGGAGGATATGAAGGACATCCATTTGCTGTAAAGACGGCGGCAGATTTTGACATCATGGCCTGCAAACGGATGTTGACTATTTTTGCAGAACGGGCTATAAAAGGTCCGTACTTTGCTAAAAGAAAGTCAACAACGGTTGAGTCTGTGTACAGATTCTTCGATAAGAAGATTAAGGACAAGATAGATTGGTTTCTGGATGCTGAAGAAGCAGTCTTTTATGGACTTGCAGATGCAGTTTTAGGATCGAAAGATTATCCAGATGTTCAATCGTTAAGAGAGGAATGATGAGATGCCAGAGGCGAACAAGAACTCCAGTTACCGTACACGTTATGAGGAATCGAGATGGGTTACGAATCACTTGATTGGGATTCTTGCGGCTCGAAATCATTTTCATGATGTTAAACCAGCCACTACAGAACAAGACAAGCAAGGACTGGATTACTGGTGCCAGTTTGAATCAGGTGGGTTATGGATTCCTAATCAGTTCAAGTTGCGTGTGGCAGGTAAAGATGGACAAAGAGATTGTCCAGTAGTTTTTCGACAGCCTTTTTTTGGGTGCGATGTTGGCTACAGCAATAAATCCAATGTCGGACTTAACAAACTGGGACGTGATTATGTTGCCATTGTTAATGGAAAAAACAAGCTTTATTACGTTGCTGTGAAGAATGCCAATACTGGTCTTTATGATGAAATTTACATCATCAGAACTGTGATCTTGAAGAAGATCATCACTCGGTTGGAATCAGAGTGGATCAATCAGACACAATTTGATACTTGTGAAGGACTCGAAGTTCGCAATCCCTTCTACACATATTCTGAAGGAAAATTGACCAGAGAGAGATTGAATCAAACTGGCAACATAAACGCTGTTGCATATTCCAATGATGAGGGACAAGTTTGGCTGCAAAAGGTTGGGAACGAGAGATTCCATAAAATCAATTGTTATGTTAAAGAATCTTTGAAAGAAAAATCTTTTAAGATTGATCAAAGAGATGCAGAAATACTTAACCGAGAATTTCTTTCATGGAGGAAAGAACGATGAACCTTCCAGCTAACATTTTACTGAGTGACGAGTTCGCAGAATTCTCTGGCAAAGTAACTGCTTTGCATGAGAGGAAGAAAGAACTCAATGCAGAGTTTAAGAAGATTTATGAAAGTCATAAATCTGCCGTAGCTGCTATTGACGCAGAAGCCGTTGCGCTGCAAAATGACTTTGCAAAACCGGACTCAGAAGAGGAGAAGTAAATGGGATGTTTACTTGCTATAATTTCATTGATGATGCCAAGGTTTGTGCTGATCGTCATTGCGATAGCAACTGACTGGATCGGTCAAGCTTATGACGAAATGGTTTGGCCGATACTTGGATGGATGTTTATGCCATATACCACAATAGCTTATATGGCAGCTATGTTGAACAATGATCATCAAGTTAGCGGTGGATGGCTGGTGTTAATGATAGTCGCTGTGCTGTTTGATCTTGGTGGTCAAGGAAGCAGCGTTTCAAGTAGTTCTGATTAACGACAAGGATGTCACATGCACCACCCCATTACCGGATTTGAGCATATTCACAGACACTCTGACTTCTCGCTCATGGATGGCTTTGCCAAGGTCCATGAGTATGCCGAGAGACAGAAGGAAATCAATCAGAAGTTTCTGTGCATTACAGATCATGGTGTGATGGGTGCGGTGCCACAGCAAGTGAAGGAGTGCGAGAAGCATAACCTTTTCCCGATGTTTGGCTGTGAGCTTTATGTTAACTCGATGCAACCAAAAGTTGAGAATCGATACCAATCAGCAGAATTCAGAAAAAGTCTTGGCAACGGGGTTGATAAAAAGTCCCCCGAGCAAGCCAAGTTTGATAAATCATCTCATCTTCTTGCAGTTGCTTATACGAACGAAGGATATAAAAACCTTGTTCGCTTAACCTCTTGGTCTTGGATTCACGGATACTACCGTAAGCCCAGAGTCAACCATGATGTCCTCATGCAATACAAAGAGGGCATTATCTTTACCAGCACATGTGGCAACAGCGAGATTGCCAACGCTCTCTTTAATGAAGGAGAAGATGCAGCGTTCCAAATGTTGGAAAAGTACATCGCTATGTTTTCGCCGAACTTCTATCTTGAGTTGATGATGCTCGATTGGAAGATGCAGAAACCATACGATATATTTCTCATTAAAGCTCACGAAAAGTATGGCCTGCCAATCATCATGACACAGGATTGTCACTACTGCAAGAAAGAGCACAGCCACAATCAACGGCTGCAACTCATGCAGCAGAATCGGCGTACCATTCAAGAGATCAATGCCTTGATCGAGTCTGGTGAGGCTGACGATTTGTTTGAACTTCAAGATGAAAATCTTTGGCTTAAGTCAGAAGATGAACTTAATGCTAAATGGGAGCTTGATTACAAGGATGTTATTGATTACGAACTTTTCAAACAATCTAAATCAAATACTGTGGCTTTGTGTGAAAGAGCCAAAGGTGTTGAAATTGATCGAACCATCAAGCTTCCTAAAGTTCCAGATGCCGATGTGGTGCTTATGGAAGAGATTAAAAAAGGTTTCGTTGCTCGCCATTGTCCACGAACTCCAGTGTACTCTAAGAGAATTCAAGAAGAGTATGAGTTGATTTGTGAGAAGGGTTTCGCTTCTTACTTCATTGTTCAGAAGATGATGACAGACGAAGCACGATCAGAAGGGCCTAAGATCATTGGTTTTGGAGATGGTTCTGAAGCTGTCGGGCCGGGTCGAGGTAGCCAGTGTGGATCGCTGATTGCTTATTGTCTTCGGCTTCATGATGTCGAACCGATCATTCATGACTTAAGATTTTCTCGATTTTTGTCACCGGCTCGTGGTGGTAAGCAGCAGAAGATCAGACATTCAATTGAACCTATTGCACATGAGGAGGTGCCATTATGACAGACGAAAGAGTAACTAAAAGAGATATTGAAAAGCTGAGATCATATAATGGCTCAGAGACAGAGGCCGCTAGGATTGTAGCTTTAGGCAATTAGGCAATTAGGCAATTTGGCCATCGCACAAGCTATTGATCGCTTGACCAAGCAAGTCAAGCGAGTCATTGATACTGAAATGCCACCTGAATCTAAAGATGGAAAGGCTGGCTGGGAAGATTTTAACTCTTGAAAGTTACTTGAGATGTTTGCTTTCTTAGCTTTAATATTTTTTCTGAATGGAGATTCAGAAACCGGGTTTTTATTTCTTATATTATGGCTCTTATTTGAGTCAGGAGGAGACGACGAATGAGTACAGTACATGTAAACGGAAGAGTCATAGAAGTCCCAGATGGCTCTAGCATCAACATTATGGGGAACAAGCTGTATGTGAATGGCTTGGAGTGGGAAGGCGACGACGGAGGCGATGGGCGTCTTAATGGCGTTGTCAGAGTGGAACTGTCTGGAGACATCAAAGAAGTGAAGACAGATTCCTCTTTGCATGTTCATGGCGACATTAAAGGGGCTGTATCAGTCGGCGGCTCTGTCAAATGTGAAAATATCACAGGTCATGTAAAGGCCGGTGGTTCTGTCACATGTAAAGATGTGGCTGGCAGTGTCACTGCTGCTGGATCAGTTATGAGACTTTGAAACATAAAATTTGGATTGGAGGCAAGGATGCCAAGTACACTAGACGATTACGAAGAGTTTGTGTTAAGATTAGCTTCTCCTCAATCTACGGAAACGCCAGAGATGCAATTGGTGCTAGGTGGACTGGGATTGTGTGGTGAAGCTGGTGAATTCGCTGATCATGTGAAGAAGGTTGTTTTCCATGGTCAGGAAATTAACAAAGAAGAAGCTGTCAAAGAACTGGGTGATGTAATGTGGTATCTGGCGTTTGCCGCTAGAACCATTGGGAGCAGCTTGCAAGAGGTTATTGATGGTAATGTTAAAAAGCTTTCTGATCGTTACCCAGATGGGGTATTTGATCAAAGTCGATCTCATGCGCAAGGAGAAGAAAGCGAGTGACCCATGCTCGATATGATTTTTCAGTTCATGGGATACACATTCGCTTTTTGGATGGCATGGAAAGTTTTTGATGGCATTTATCACAGGCTCAAGGGAGATGTGGGTTCTTGTTATCCATGTGGCAAAAAGGGCCTTGAGATCATCAGGCTTAACGCTTTGGTCGAAAGATTGACTCGTGAAAAGAAAGAAATGGAATCTACCAATTCTTTTCAAGAAAAAGATGAGATCATAGCTATCAAAATTCTAAATGTCGCAGGCCAAGGCACAATTGAAGACATTTATGGAATTGGGCCAATGAAAGCCAAGAGATTAGTTGAGGCTAGGCCATTTTACTCATACAAAGATGTTGAAAAAGTGGTGCCGGGCTTCAGGTCAACTATTATTGCTTGGGCAAAAAGGTGGGAACGGAGTTTTTCTCAGGTTCATTAAATTGCCATGGTAGACGTAAATAGTTTAGCCAATTTAAGCAGGAGGAGAGTTGACAACTTATAATGAAATCACTTCAGGTGGTAGTATATCTACCGGGGTGGCGAACCAAAGCATTATTGCACGTCCAAGGTTAGTTGCACAAAAACATACAATCACTTTTGAAGTTGATCTTAATCCTTCAATGAATGAAGTTTTTGGTCCGATAACTAATCAGAAAAATGTGGCCGTTTACAACGTCCGAACTGTTCCTCATGAGGTGGTGCTGACAGAACAAAGACAGTACAACAGATCAATGTGGATACCGGGATTGAGTTCCGTCCATGGTAGAAATCTAAAACATGGAGAAAGAGTGGCGGTACAAGGCAGTCAGGCTCAGTATGCCTTAAAGATGTTTACCACAGCTAATGGCCCACCGGTTTCTGGGATGGAATTACTTAAAGTGGTGGATGAAGAAACTGTTGTCCCAAGAGGTTTTTATCCTCCGGTGACTCATCCGAATACACCTTAG